AGATTTGTGAAAAAAAAAGTGAAAAATGGACAAATATTTGTCCAAAAATGAAAAATTTATTTTCAAACTTGAGAGAACAAATCTTTTATGAAAACTTATCTTTTAACTTGTTAAGTATATCTTGATTGTATATTCCTGAAGGTTTGTACGAAGAAATATCTTTGAATTGTGTTTCCTTCTTTGTAGGTTGCTTTCCAGAAGACTGATTCTTTTTCACATCTACAATTAAGGAATTTATATCCTTTGGTTCATCTGACTTACTTTTATCTGTCAATTGGTTTCCAAATCCATCAATGGATACACCAGTCTCCTTCTTTATTTGAGCCCGTTTGTAACTTGGTATATAATGCTTCCATGAAATAAAAAGAAGATTCGGATGCGTATATTTTGTGACAAATCCATTTTCTTCTAATTTTGAGACAATATATGAAATGCAAGTAGCAACATCATATCTCGGTACTCCCAACATAAATTCAGGCACTACATAAAATAAGTATTGGTCATCATGTCTTTGTCTAGCAGTCAACTTTATCTTTGAATGAACCCGATTAAGAATAGTCTTGTATATTTTCATCTTATTCGTTTCAACTTCACGTTTACGATCATACAATTCATCTAAACTAATTTTTTCATTAAAATTGTCATCATCATCGTTCCCATCAAAAAAATCCATTGATATTGTTTTATATGTAGAAAAAAAACAATTAAAACCAACGATATAGTATTCTATAATACAAATGACAATTAAACAAATAGTAATGGCTGGTGGTGGATATTTGGGATTTTATCACTTAGGCATACTATCAAGGCTACTAAATGTTGGTTATTTACACAGGTCAACAATACATTCTATATATGGAACATCAATAGGAGCTTTCTTTGGAGCGGTATTCTGTTTAAACGAAGATTGGAAGGTAACCGTTGACTATTTTGTGGAACGACCTTGGTATAAAATATTTACCGTTTCGCCAAATATAGTCTTTCATGCACTAAGCAAAAAAGGCGTATATAATAAGAATACTTTTGACCAATTGCTTCTACCGCTAATTAAGAGTAGAAATTATAACGAAACTATGACATTGAGTGACCTACATGATATATCAAAAATCACATTATATATGTACACAATAGACCTAAATTCATTCACATTGGAAGAAATATCACATAAAACCCATCCCGATATGCCTTTACTAGAGGCGCTTTATATGACATGTGCATTACCTTTCCTATTTCAACCATTAATAAAGAATGAAAAATGTTATGTAGATGGGGGTTTACTCAACACATATCCATTGCAAAACTGTATAGACCGACTGGAAGACAAAACACAGATGCACGAAATACTAGGTATTCGTTTTAATAGCGAACGAAAGGTAAAACAAATCACAGATGATAACAATATATTCGAATATGGATATTTTTTATATAGATCACTCATACAAAATATCCGTCCGAAAGAATATCCGGAAATAGAAAATGAAATAGTAGTTCCATGCGTTCAAATTAATATGGAGGATGGTTCAAAAGCGGTTCAATCGAGAGAAAAAAGAGAAGAATATATAACATCTGGACAACATATAGCCGATAGATTTTTAGGAACAATATCTCGTTTATAATGTGGTGTGTAAGAACTTCTCTAATGTATCTAAATCTGGTTTAGCATCATATTCTATGATTTCGCCGTTTTTGATTAGTTTGATGGTAGGGTATCCTTCAATGTTATATTCATCTGCCATCGATTCATTCTTATCACAATCAATCTCTTTGAAATATACACGAGTATTATTAATAGGTTCATTTTGATATTTCTCTTTCAATTCATTCCAAATAGGTTTAGCTTTCTTGCAGTAGGGACACCAATCCGTATAGAAGAATAACAATTCAGCTTCACTGCCACTTTCTTCTACATATTCGCGATTAGCAACATAAGAAGGGTTTAATCGTGGTTCAACATAAGCGTTGTATACATAGATACAGATTGATATGAACAAAATGACGACTAAAAAAATGATTAATGTTCTTGTATTTAACAATCCTCCTAAACGTTCTTTCATATTTGATAACATATTATGTATATTCACAATATTTTATCATAACAAACTATACGAACAATATAAAGGTTTTGTATAAAGTATATGTAACAAGAAGATACCATGTACATCCAAACAGCATCAGGAACAATCATCCACATTGATATTACTAAATTTACAAGTGATACCGAACTCCATTCGTTCATTTGGAATGTAAAATATAATATTGATTTCACTGAAAAGGAAGATTTTATTAAAAAATATGTCGAAAATGTTTTCTAGTGATAATATAGGAATGACACAAACACGCAAACGAAATGTACAAAGAAAACGGTCACATAAACGAAATATGCGAAAAACACAGAAAAAGCACAAAGTATATACAAAAGAAGACTTCAATAGTGGAGATGGCATGTTGACAACGGTATGGGGCCCAGCATTATGGCATTATTTACACACCATGAGTTTCAATTATCCAGTGCGTCCTACCAGACAAGAGAAAAAACACTATCGAGATTTTGTATTGCAACTTCAACATGTATTACCCTGTAAATATTGTCGAATGAATCTTAAGAATAATTTCAAAGATGTTCCATTGCGTAATAGCGATATGAAAAATAGAAAAGCTTTTTCACATTACATATATCGATTACACGAACATATTAACAAGATGTTAGGTAAGAAGTCCGGACTGACATATAAAATGGTTCGAGAACAATACGAACATTTCAGAGCACGATGCACTATTGATCCAGAACAAGAAACGCAAATCATTAAATTAATTCATAAAAAGAAAAGACAAACTCGTAAGAAAGAAAAGGGATGCACCGAACCATTATATGGTAAGAAATCAAAATGTGTTATAAAAATTGTTCCACAAGATACGAAATGTAAGACATTTGAAGTGCATGAAAAGTGTAAGAAACGAAGAACACTTAAGAATAAAGATTAAGAATTGAAAAACAGTAAGAAACTAAAATAAGTATTTATATTAAATTATTTTAAACATATTACATATATTATTGTATAATATGTTTAATAATACAATGTTAATCATAGTGTGTAAACACTGTAATAATATAGAAGATAAAGATAAATTAATAAATATTTACAAAAATTTTTTTAAAGAGATAATTATTTATTCGGATTATCCCTTTCTAAAAGATAATCATTTTAATTATAAAGTTATCGAACATTTTTATGAAAACTATAATAATACATTAGACCAATATGATGGATTATTTTACATAATGGATAATACAGTTATTAATTTAAATATATTACAGTTTTATAATTCTGATAAAATAATAGCACCTTATACTGAAGGTTTTTCAAACTATTTTTATATTCCTAAAAAATATTTAAATTCAAAATTGTTCAATATGTTTGATAAGTTTCATAAAGATGGTGTGCAATTAGAAAATGTGATTTTAAGTATTTTAAATAGTATAGAAAAGGATAAAAATAATTACAATAATTTCGAAGAATTACTATTATGTGATAGGGAACAAAAAATTTTAGAAGATTACTCTTTTGTAAGAAAATCAATTAATACTGATTTTAACTTAATCATTCATCCAATAAAGTTTGCGTCTAATCCAAACGCATTTGATTCGTTATCTTATATATTTGATAAGAAGAAATGTGTCATAATAACAACCATAAATTCTACAACAGATACTATACGAAAACATATGGATAATAAAGAATACGATGTTATTATTGTTGGTGACAAAAAAACACCAAATTGTTATAAGAATGAGAACTGTATTTATTTAGACTTAGAAGCACAAGAAAAATTTTTCCCAAAGTTATCACAAATGATACCATATAATCATTATGGTCGAAAGAATTTTGGATACTTATTTGCTATACAAAAAGGATACGATATTATATATGAGACAGATGATGACAATATTCCTTTTGATAATTTCGACAATATTATACAATTTGACGATACTATTAAAACTATTCAAGAAAATGATAGTGAATGGATAAACATATTTAAATATTTTACAAATAATAGTTGGATTTGGCCAAGAGGATATCCATTATCTCATATTAAAAAACATCAAATACCAAATTATACATTTGAAAATACTAGAAAAAATGTATCTATAATAAATGGTCTAGTTGAAAATGACCCTGATGTAGATGCTCTATTTCGTTTAATATGCAATCATGAAGTAGACTGGGATAAAAATAAGAAAATCATAGTATCAAATAAGAACATATGTGTATTTAATACGCAAAACACATTTTGGATAGATCATGACATCTTTATTGCTCTTTTATTACCTTGTTCAGTTTCATTTCGCTATAGTGATATATTGAAAGGATTAATAGCCAATATATTATTAAAATGTAATGATAAAAATATGGCTTATACTTCTCCTAATGTTATACAAATAAGAAATGAACATGACCTTATAAGTGACTTAAAATCAGAATTCTCAATGTATATATCAAATGAAAACATTATACCTATAATTCAAAATGGTGTGCAAAATATCAGGAATAACAAGGAAATTTTATATAGGATATATGAAAATCTTTTTGATAATAATATTATTACACAATTAGATCTAGATATATGTAAAGAGTGGCTCACATACTTTTAATGGTTGTGACAGAATCAAAAAATCAAATGCTTATTTATCCAATTGTATATTTTCTTGTTATACGGTTTATATAATGCTTCCACAATGGTTAGACAGTCATTATATTTAATTTCATCTTTATCCAACAATACAAATAAATTATATAGTATGTCATATAATTCATTTGGATATATCTTTGTTATATTGTAAAATACCTTTTCAATATTTATTGTGGAATCATCGGAAGAATGCATCTCTTGTGTTGTAGACGAGACAACCGAATTTGTATCAATAATAATATTTTCTTCCTCAGAATTTTTTCTTTTGGAATCAACGCTATTTGCACTGTGAAATGAATCACTATCCCCATCACTATATCTTGTTACTACAACATCACACTCATTATCAAATAATTCAAAATCAATATTACCTAATAAAATAGAGTCGTACATTTTGAGTGTTTGAACTAAAGTAACATTCATTCCAAAATCATAAGTCTTCTGCAATTGAATCAGTCCTTGTGATGCCATCTGTGTTAACAAATTATATAACTGTGGACGAGATTGAAAAATCTTCTTATAAAACATTCGAAAACGTTTTATTATATTAAATATATAGACCAAATCATCTTTCTTATCATTATTATACCATCGTATTACACCTTGATGGAGCAATGGTAATTGAATCGAAAGCGCGTTGTGTTTTATGGCTAGTTTTGTGTGAATGGGGCATTTCGATAAAATAGCCAACTGTACGATTCCTTGCAGCGGTTCTAATATTGTCTCTACTCTTTCTTTATGGCTTGTTCGAACAAATGGTCGCGTTATATTTGTGAATGCTTGAATACTATCAAATATTCCAAAATGGTTCATACATAGTATTTAATAATTATGTTTAAATAAGTATTAAATCAGGAATATTATTACTTTACATACCAAATTGACTAAAGTCGTTTAATACTGGGCGTGGAATGTAGTCGTTGTTTGTAACTGCACTGTAGTTGGGCACTTTCTTGCAAGTAAAAGAGGGTTCAGGGCATCGTCCACAAGGAGGGCATGGTTGGCACTTTTTGGGTTTTTCGCATGCTTTTACATCAGGGCACTTGGGACATACAGGTGGCACGATTTCCGACTTTAAAATGTATAAGTGTTCGTCTCCTGCAGGGATATCTTCTTTACGCACACCATCAGATTCAGATTTATTTTCAAAGTATTCTTTCACACCAAATCCTAAATGAGATATTACCATCACAGCCAATAATCCTAAAAATAAATGAATTGGTTTTAATTTTAATTTCATGTATATATTAAATGCATAAAATAATTTTCGAAAATTGATTATTATAGCACGATGATAATAACTATAAAACAACTATGGATATTTCAGGAACATTTATCGAATCCTTTCTATTAAATGCAGCATCTAAAAAAATTAAGGAAACAAAACCTACTAAACATGTAATCAAACGAGATACCACAAAAAGAGCAAAGCGTTCTAAAGAACCACTTAAAAAGCATTACAATACAACGGTTTCATATGAGGCAGGAATTGACGAAGCAGGTCGTGGTCCAATGTTTGGTCGTGTATACAGCGCATGTGTTATTTTGCCTCACAACAGTGATGATTTTGATTATTCATGTTTGAAAGACAGTAAACGATTTACATCTAAGAAGAAGTTGCTCGAGGTATACGAGTATATTAAAGAACATGCGGTTGACTATTGTGTATGTTATGAAGATGAAAAAACTATTGATACTATTAATATTCTTCAGGCAACTCAGCAATGTATGCATAATACATTAAAAGGATTGAAAACCCGGCCAGAACATCTACTTGTGGATGGAAATTATTTCAATATTTACAAAGACAAACATGGAACAATACCATTCACATGTGTAGAAGGAGGAGATAATGAATACTGTGCAATTGCAGCCGCTTCTATTTTGGCAAAGGTAGAACGAGACAAATATATTGAAGATATTTGTGATAAACATCCCGAACTAGATACCAATTATGGATTATTGTCTAATAAAGGATATGGTACAAAGAAACACATTGACGGCATAAAAGCGCATGGAATTAGTGAATGGCATAGGAAAACATTCGGCATTTGTAAGAAATTTGCATAGATTATATAATATTCATACCTTTCAATATTTTTTATTGTCATATTTGTTGCATTGTAATTTATTAAGTGCGTAAAATTGAATAGAAATATAGATAGTTAATAAACAAACACATCATACTATAATGGCAAGTTCACCGTTCAGTGCAACATGTGGTTCAGTGACTAAAACATATAATTCTAAAAAAGCTATATTTCTTTACAAACATGCAACAACAGGTCAATATTCAGCAATTCATCGTTCATTTATTCTTTCCAGTTCAGTAAATAGAATTATTGGTCAGTTCATCACAACAAATTGGTTCAAGATTGCAGGGGATACAAACAAGAGTATTACATTTGGAATTGCCTGGGTAGATGAAGATACATCGTGCAGTACAGTAGAAGAATATGTTAATAATGTTTCATATGATAAATTTTATAAATTTAATCAGTTTACGATTGATACAGACCAATTGAAAGAAACATTTCATAAACTAGTCAATAATGAAAATGATACTAGGTCACTAACAGTTTCTTGTACCTATCCAGTAAATGGATATCATGTGTTCTCTGTCAATGCGAGGCTTCATTATAAACCAGGAAATGAAACATGTGAACAAGATACATTGTTGATTTCACTTCCTACATTTGAATATGACCCAATATTGTTCTAATCACAGTAAACATGATTTACAAGTATGATAAAATTGAAGTAAAAATTTTTTATATAATTAAAGGCAACCGATTCAACTTTAATAAGGAGTTATTATCATATTAGAACAGTTATTACAAGATATAAACAGATACCGCAAAGACAAATACAGAAACAATGAAGGTTCTTGTGTTTGATACAGAAACCACAGGACTGATTATACCAATTTACAAAGGAGGTCTTCGTGTGAATGAATATCCATATATTCTTCAGTTGGCATGGGTCCTATATGATGTCGAAAAAAATAGCATGATTGCGTCCCATGATCATATTATTAAACTTCCAGATGGAATGAAGATTCCCGAGGATTCAATTACATTTCATGGAATTACGCAAGATATTATGGAAAAGAGTGGAGAAAAGATTAATAGCGTATTGCGAACTTTCATAACACATCTAAAGATAGCAGACTATGTAGTTGCTCATAATATTTCATTTGACAAGAGTGTTATTCGTGAAGAGTTTTCGCGAAATGGAATTGTAAATCATTTTGATGTATTATCTGCAAAAAAGGTGTTCTATTGCACAATGAAGGAGAGCGAAGAGTTATGTAACCTGATGGTTGCTGATTTGGTAAATGGTGGGAAACGGCGTAAATATCCTAAACTGGAAGAGTTACATAAATTCCTATTTAAACAGGACCTTAAAAATCTACACAATGCTTATAATGATGTTATTGTTTGTTTCCGATGCTTCTATAAGCTTATGTTTGATAGAGATATTATCCGAATGGATCGTGAATTGCAGAAGAAGTTCAGAACATTGTTTGATATTAAAGAAACCATGTATGGAAGTAGAGTGTAAATATAAATAATTGTGTAATTCTAATAATACAATCAGAATAGCAATTATAATAAAAAATTTTTATTTTTTAACTTGAATCAAAGTAAATACATTTATAATTTAACTCCGCGACTTCATCATTGAACTATATTCAATAATATTGCTCAATGGTAGTGTAATATTCATAGCAGAATTATGATAATTATATTCAGCTGTTTTTGAACCCCAATTGAAACATTTCTGTCGTTGAATTTGCTTTGTTTCAATAAACAAACACTTGATTCGAGGACGCTTTTGGATTCCATCCATAGAATGTGATTCACTCATCATAACACAATTATTACACTTCTTTGCAAGGAGTTTTGCTTTTTCGTCATGCAAACATCCAATCAATGCTGTTTTTGGACTAATCATGAATGTAAATATTACAGGGGTAGAATCATTAATAATATCATATATATCGACTTCACTAATCTCTTCTGTAATATTCATGATAACCATATTTGCTCCAGTATATTGGAGTAGATGGGAAAACAACATTTTGGCAATTTTTTCAATTGTGTTCATCTTATAGATGTTAGATTGCTTCGTTTTCATAATTCCATTCATGCGTGTTGCAGCTTCATTGAAAATTTGTGCAGTTTTCAGTGAAATAATTTTTGGAAAGTTATACATAATATTGCACACACATGTAATGTAATTATATGAAGTGTTGTATTGCGTCCACGAAACAACCGTAGTCAATGTCTTCCAGACCATGGCGTGTGACATCTTTCCTTTTTGCAAATTTTTCTCATTCAATCGCTTTTGGATAGTCTTACTAAGATTATTCAAGTAGTTATCATCATCAGCACGGCGGATACCGATAGAAGTAGCCATTGTGAATTGTATAAGACGCTTTATTAGATGATAATTGAATGTAATTTAATTGCTTATTTTCTTTCGTTGTGATAGAAATGTTTTGATTTGTATTTTATAGATAGATTAAAATATAAATCAATTTTACTTTTTGATGTACATCATTGAATGGTCACTCATCTTGGTGACTACATTTAACTGCCGCACATTAAACATTCTTCATCTTCTTGTGATGCATTTGCTTTTCGAAGCATAGTAGGGTCAATCGTAAATTGTTGTGCAGAGGCTTTTGCCATAGTTCGCAAGTAGTATAATCCAGTCTTAAGTCCTTTTGACCATGCGTGGAAATGCATAGCTGTCAACTTATTGTAGTCTGGATTTTGTATCCAAAGGTTCATACTTTGACTCTGACAAATATATGCTCCGCGGTCACTGGACATATCAATCAATGACTTCATGGACATTTCCCATACAGTTTTGTATTTATCTTGTAGCGCGGAAGGTATTCCATCAATACTTTGGATACTTCCGTTTGTTGCAATAATCATATTCTTAACATCTTTGCTCCAGAGACCCATTGCATCCATGTCTTCCATCAAATATTTGTTTAGGATTACAAATTCGCCTGCAATTGTTCTTCGCACATAAATATTACTTGTAAATGGTTCAAAGCATTCATTATTTCCTAGAATTTGACTTGTCGAAGCAGTTGGCATAGGAGCTACCAATAATGAATTCCGTATTCCCCACTGTTTGATTGACTCTTTCAATGCATCCCAATCATATCTGTTACTAGGAATCACATCCCACATATCAAATTGAAGAATTCCATTGGATGTGGGTGATCCTTCAAATGACGAATACGCTCCAATATGTTGTTGGGATAATCCATTGAATTCACGAAGAGTAGGTTTGTATTCTGCTAAGCATCGTTGTAGTTCATCTGCATTGTCAGAATGAATAGTATACTCTCTATAAAAGTCGTCACTTGTATCTTTGAATTCCCATTCGTTTGTTACATTACCTTCTATAGAACCACATGATTTATGCAAAGTAGTCATAATATCACATCGATTCTTTGCGATTTCATTACTCTTTGTAAGAGAAGCATGGTAGATAGTTTCAAAAATATCCTTGTTTAATTGCCGAGATGCATCAGAATCGAATGGATAATTCATCATAGCAAATACATCTGCCAATCCTTGAACGCCAATCCCAATAGGTCTGTGATACATATTGGAACGCCTTGTTTTGTCTGTTGGATAAAAGTTCAAATCAATCACTTTGTTCAAGTTATTTGTCACTGTTTGTGTAACACTATGTAGTTTGTCAAAGTTAAATATAGGGCGCAAATATTCATTTACGGCATCATAACCGCCTATTTTTACTCCATCTGAATAAAGCAAAGGAACCGTTGGATGGTTGTGAGTTTCTTTATATGATGCAAAGTTTTCTTTTGTAACAACATGTTCTTTGTATATGTAGTTATTCTTATGAAGTAATCCCTTTAACATAAGGCACCAATTACAATCATCCTTTGTATAAATTTCTATTGCACCTAATTTGTTTTCAGGGGGTTCTACAAATTTACTCAGACCAATGGATGCCAAATTACACACCGCTGTTTGCGTGTCGTCTGAGTACTCCAAAATTTCTGTACATAAATTTGACGACATAATGGTGCCAATATTTTTTTGGTTTGACTTTTTATTTGCTGCATCTTTATACAACATATAGGGAGTTCCAGTTTCTATTTGACTATCTAACATTTGGAACCATAAATCACGCGCATTCATTGTTTTATTTCCTTTATTTTCCTTTTCATATCGTGTATACAATTCTTCGAATTCATCTCCATATACATCTGATAATCCAGGACATTTATCAGGGCACATTAAAGTCCATTTACCATTTGCTTTCACTCGTTTCATGAAAAGATCAGGTATCCATAGTGCATAGAAAAGATCTCTTGCTTTCATTTCCTCATCACCGTGATTCTTTCTCATTTGCAAGAAATTCTCAATATCGGCATGCCACGGTTCAAGATACATAGCAAACGAACCATTTCGACGCCCCCCTCCTTGATCAACATAGCGTGCAGTATTATTAAACACTCGCAGCATAGGAACGATACCATTACTGGTGCCATTAGTTCCTCTAATATGAGAACCAGTTGCGCGAATATTATGAATATGAAGACCAATACCACCAGCCCACTTGGATATCATAGCACAATCTGATAGCGTATTATAGATACCTTTAATACTGTCGTTTTCCATAGCAAGAAGATAACATGAACTCATTTGTTGTCGTGGTGTTCCTGCGTTGAATAATGTAGGAGTTGCATGTGTGAAATATTTCTGACTCATCAGATTATATGTTTCTTCAACGGCAACCATGTCTTCATTGTGAATGGCAACGGCAACTCGTAACCACATATCTTGTGGTCGTTCAATAATTACACCATTTACCTTCATTAAATACGCACGTTCAAGAGTTTTGAAACCAAAATAGTCAATCAAATAATCACGACTGTAATCTACCATTTGCGTCAATCGTTCCGAATGTTTCATAACTGTATTGTAATAAGTTTCATTTACAATTGGGACTTGAATACCATGAACATCTTTGAATTCATATAATTGTCGTGTAACATCTGCAAAGTTACCTGATGTATTCTTGTGATGATTCGAAATTACAATCCGGCTTGCAAGTTTTCCAAAATTGAGATGGTCTGTTGTCTGAGATGCACACTGTTGTGCAGTAAGTTCATCCAATTCTTTTGTGCTGATCCTGTCGTAAATCTGATCTATAATTTTGATAGCCAATTCTGTATAATTGACATGATTCAATACGGGTTCCATACTGCATAGTTGCTTTATTCTTGTCAAAATTTTATCAAACGAAACCTTTTCTAAATTTCCATTTCTTTTTGTAACATACAATTCTGAGTACTCCATAGTATATTATATTAATAGCTTCTATTTAAATTAAAATTCTAATATTTTGAAAAGTATTCAAATATGACATTTTGTTAAGATTATTTATATTACAAAATTTTCATTTATATTATCATAGTAATATATAAATGAAGCTGTTAACTGCGTTATTAGTTGTTTTAGCACTTTTAGGATTATACTATGTGTTTTGTGGATATACTGAATCATTTGTGAACCGTGCATCCCGTGCTGATTTCCCAGAATCACAAGATAATACACTTTTAGTTGGAGACTATCCTGCCAAACACCCTCAGGAATTGTCAAAAAATAGCTATTCCGAAAATTCAAAATTACAAGCAACTAGTCCTGTAGGTTCCTATGAACAAATTACAAATAATAGAAAGTATTGGGAAACCCCTGATAATGGAAATTGTTCTACTGCTGACTTTTGTGATGCAATGTATAATAAAAAACAAATAAAAAAAGATAGTGTTCCATCTCCAAATGACTTGTCTGTTCGTGTAAACTATTATAACATTGAATAGATACATTTTCGTTTATATTCTATATTGTATCATACTCCTGATGTATCAATCGTAATAATGTGTTTCGTATTATTAGATTTACCAGTTGATTTTGATGTTGATGTAGGTTTCTGATGAGGTTGACTAGATTTCTGATGAGGTTTCTGAGGAGGTTTTGGCTGCTCAACTGTTGTCTTTATGATCTTTGTATCCCCTATAGTTGTATCTGCAACTGCCGTATTTTTTTCACTTTGCACCATATTAAATAAAATAGGGTTCATAGTATTTGTAAGTGCATTATCATAACCCATATCTTTCGTGATGACAACTGTTTTCTGTTTTTTCTCCCTTATTTTTTTACGGTGTGAGTAGCCATGAACTCGCTCGTGTAAAATAGTTTTCCATGTATCCAAGAATTCTTGTTCAACTCTCGCAAACCATGTTCTATTCCGCTGTATTAATACACAAGAAACTTCCTGTAAATACCAGTAATCTGTTTTTACCCAAGTATTCTCTTTATGTTTCTCCATCATCTCTTTTTGCCATACCACACTATCTTCTTCACTACACATAAATGGCATGTATTCATAATGCGGTTCTTTATTCACATAAAAGCACATGATAATACCTTTGTATTGACCTTTATCGCTTTTTTGGAAACTTCCATCTTTCATAAATTCATTTTCACTATCATATAACTTAAACCGACACTCCAAGAAATCACACTCTTCTAGGTCACAACACTCCATCTGAAATTGAGTCTGTACCCAATATTCTTTTTTGGGGATACCCGTTATTTCACGGTTAACAATGTTTTTGATCTCAAGCATGCGTCCATACCGGTCAGACTCACGGGTTACAACAATACCATCTGGGGATGCACCCAAACACTCATGATTTCTGTGTCCAATACAACCATATTCCTCAATCTTTACTCCATGCAAGTATTCGTAATACATCTGTGAAACTGGTTCAAATTTTGTTCCCCAATGAAACGGCGAATTAATATTCACAAAATTAAACTTGTCTGTATTTAATGGTTTACATTTGTCATATATATACTGATTCCTGTAATTTTCTTTGTCCACCACCTTCCATGCTGTACTAGCAGAAATCAAACTGTATCGCTGTGTGTGCCATTCAGGGGTTCGCTGTGCAGGACATAATTCATCCTTTTTCTTAATGTATTCAAGCTTACCATCGATATACTCTTTATGTCTCTCATCTTGTGGATGAAGAACACATGTTCCAGTAAGTGACCTGCGCGGGACAAATGTATAAAAGGTGTCTGCTATATCCTTTGTTAATATCTCCTTATAATTAATATAGTCATCATAGAATGTTGGGCTATAATCATCTACATTTTCATCGTATCTGAATAGCTCTTCTTGGAATATACTGTCTATTTGGTTGGTAATATACTCTGTGATGACTTCATGGTATGTTCCATTGTGAAACAGCTTGATATTAGTCTTCACATAATCATCCAATAGCATAAGAATAGTTTCACATAAATCAGTGTGTTCTGTGTCGGATATATCAAATGATATATAATGTTCATCCGCACTATTTATTTCATCAAATATGTCTATTAATGGGGATAATTCAGATAATTTCATAATATAGTTATACTTATAATACTACAAATATATTATTCTAAATCAATTTTATATCTTTTCTACAATAAGTTCATCCGATGATTGTTTTGCCTTCTTTTTGTTATTCTTTTTCTCTTTTGTTCGCTTCTTTACTCTTGTCAAATTTTTCATTGTGCTATCTTTCTTTTCTCTAGACTTGAATGTAAAACGCAACACATTGGTATTCCATGAAAGACCAGGAATATCTTTGATTTCACCGCTATCTTTATCATATATTACATCTTTCACTCTATTCAATTTGCGACGGTCCAAGCATTCACGCAAATATTTATGAAGTTGATTTTTACGAGGACTAGATAGATTATGTTCTTCTGAATAGACATCCGTATATTGTTTTAATTTCTCGATTTTACTCATCTTGTCAAGTTTTGACCATGTTTTATTCTTGTTTTTTTCAATGTTCTTATTTTGCATAGAAACAATCTGGTCGAATTTTATAGCTTCCATAGTTGATGGTTCATCTTTATTATTAGAATTTTGATTTAAAAGAATATTCGTATATTTTATATTTTTGTCGTCTTTCTGTTTTGGCATTATTATATAATTATAAAATCTAAAGTTTAACTTATTTTAATAATATATAATGAGTACCAAAAGAATTAATATTGTTGGTTCAAACATTGTAAAACAGATGATAAAAGACAAACAAAGAGAGAATACAAAAAAATATGCAATTCCTGATTCCGTATATGAAGATTATCAAAAACAACATTCTTTTTTGTGTTCTCTCTATGTTACTGATAATTGTGAGTACAAAGCAGAAATAATTAAAGAATTAAAGTATAAACTTTCAAGTTATATGGGTCAGGATAAACAAAATAACTTCTATGATAAATCAAAAATGTTAGATGTGCAAGGTGTTATAGAATTGCTAGTTTCTTCCAAGCTTAAATGCTATTATTGCAAACAATGTGTGTTTTTGCTATATAAAGAAGTCAGACAAGGAAACCAATGGACATTAGACCGTATTGATAATGCACAGGGACACAATGTGGGGAATTGTGAAATAGCATGTTATACATGTAATGTCCAGAAGAAGCAGATGGATGATAAGAAATTCAGATTTACAAAGCAAATGAAGATTATAAAGAAAGAATAGAGTACAATTTAGAAAAATAAAACCTTATGTTAAATAAATGAATACTATAGAACATAGTACTGAACTCAAAATATTTGAATGGAAATGGTCAACAGGTGAAACATACAAGAAATCATCACGCAGAATGAAAGAACCCAACAAAGGGGGTGATGCAGTAGTAGAACAATGTCTGGAAACTAATATATTTCTGAATTCTATACCACACAAAGATGTTCATTCTGAACAAACACAATTGTCTAACAAACGGGAAGAACAAAATGCAAAGTTAAACGATAGAGAACTTATTGCACAAACAACAGTAAACCCTTTTATGAACAATGCTAACTACATCGATGACTTGCAAAAAGAACACGACTTTTTACGACCTAAAGACTCTAATGGTGATTCGCACACATCAATTACATATTCTCTTTAAAAAGTATTTAAATATACAAAAAAATAATATATAAATGTCCAAGAAATATTCCACACAAAAAGAGTTACTATTAAACACATTATTACGGTATTACAATAAGGGTGATAATTTAGAAAAAATTCTTCCCATTATCGATGGGGAGTCAACCCTTTCTCTCCGCATTATAGAATGGTTCGTCATTAATTATGCAAAAAAGAATTTCACTATTATTCAAAATGACACTACAAAACGATTTAAAGTGTACAATAATTATCGTCTTAAGTTAAAGGCATATAGTCGCAAATGTTTTGACCCATTTTGTCGAGGAGAACGCATTACAATACCCTATAAAAATAATATCCATATTCAGACCACATTAGGACAACTCAATTTTTTTAAATGGGTATTGGAAAACAAGATTATAGATTATATTAAAAATCATTTTGATGAAATTCAGAATGATATGAACCAACGAAGCAGCTCCGCAAAAAAACGTTCTCTCAAACACGAGGACACCACCTCGGATAAAAACAATAAAACACGGAAGAAACGAGAGGAATTATCAGTTAGTGCAGTGAAGAGTATAAAACGCGAGTTTGTGGAGGTAGTAGTTTCATTTGATTAAACTTCCCATTCATATATTTTCTATATGGTATATATATGAATACTTATTTGCTAATATTAATTAGTGTAGTAATAGTAATAGTAGCAATATATCTATGGGAATCTATAGAAGGGTACGAAAATCTAGAACAATCATATTTAGACTCACAAGAAAAATACTATAAGAGCAGAGAGTCGCCAGACATTGGTTCAGGAAGCGAAGATGCAGACAAGTTTTATCTATTTGAAGAGGAGAAACCACAGGGTCATCAGTTAGTGATGTCAACACCTGATGTATCTGTTGGAGCTAGTAGTGTTGACCAAAATGTGAAGAAATGCAAATATATAAAGAGTTGTGACGAACTTGATGGAACAAATTGTGGATATTGCTTCTATAATGACAAGTTTTACTATGGAAATAATGACGGGCCTTATACTGATGTATGTCCTGGTGGATGGGTAAAAACAAAAGAGGAATGTGAAGAAAGACGCCAACGAGCCATTTGTGATAAAGTGAGTAGTTGCCATGAAATGGTTGGTGAAGCCTCTATTTGTGCATGGTGTCCAACAAAGAATAAAGCATTCGTATATAAAACACAAGATGGCTTATTAGTTCCTAAATATCCATTGAAAGATAGTTGCACTGATGATTCGTTGTCTGGTTCTAATCTAGGATTGATAAAACAAAGCGACTGTACTACATTTAAACAGGAACATCCTTGCATTGGTCCCAATGAAAATAATGGCCCTCACAGTACCGAATGTTTAGCACAATTATGGAAGGAAGCAGGTTGTTCTGTAAAAGGCAAATCAGCACCAACACAACCTGGTCATGATAATAGATATTGGAACGGAATTGGATGGAAAGCTGCATTTGATGATATGAAAGCATACAAGAATAATAGTGATAGTTCAAACTATTCAACAGCTTCTAAATGGAATGGTCAACCAGGATGCTTAGGAACAACCCCTGATCCATGCGATAGTAAATACAACGGACCTATGGAGTGTTATCAAAAAATATTTACTGAAAATGGGTGTTCTAATAAAGGTTCTGGATATCCAACAAGCAAACCAAATATGTCAACAAGTGAATATATCACTTTTGTAAAGAAAATGGCCGACCAATCTCGGGATTCATCATTAGATTATAGTGAGCGAAATGCAGCATACAATAAATGTCATGGTGGCAACCTTACTGCACCACCTCCATTGAAAGTGGGTGACAAAGTGAAATACGAAGTAAATGTTGGAGGAGGATATGGGTCCGTGTGTGCAGACACTTCGGATACAGGCAATTTGATATTTGAGGGATATATATGTGAAAAATCAGGTTCATCTTGTAATGTATTATGGGAATCTGTAACAAATGTGAAAACAGCTGAACGATGTGGTGGAAAACAGATGACATGGGAACGAAGCTCTGCTAAATCAATGGAATGGGTCATGTCCTATTTGGGAACATGTAAAAAAGCACCAAGCTATTATAATGGAAAAGTGAAGGCAACATTTGATGAAACTGAACTTATGTTGGTATCAAGTTGTAGCGAATCAAGTGATTGTCAGGATATCAACTGTAATATGGAATGTATTATCATAGTCAGTAATATGCCAACAGTTCAATATAATGTGAATAAAGAAGATGTTCCTAGTGTGGTTGATAAAGTACGAAGCAAATATCCCGGAGCTGTCTTGTGTGAAAAGAACGATATGCAATACTTAGTGAATATTGGCATCCCTCATTGCGCATGTGGATGGTTTATGGAAAATGGAGGATTAACAACAGGTTATCCATCTATAAAAGGAACTAGTAAAGGATGTGGTGATGGCAATATAGAAGTAGTTTCATGTGGTTCGGGTGATAGAAATGCAGCTGTGTATATAAAAGTATATGCAAATCCAGATACATTGACATCTACATTAAAGGATGTCGGCATTGCTGGTGCAGTAATTACCGTTGTTGGTAAGAATGAATACAACTCATTATTAGCGAATGAATCATAGGAGATACATCGGCTAAAATAATAATAGAAATATAAAAATTTATTTTTAAAACAATAAAAATAATAAAGATAAGATGTATATTTTACTTAACTATACATATTATGGGTGGACAACAGTCAATACAAAAGTGCAATTTTGAAGATGTTCAGAAAATTACGCACAATAAAGGAATATTAATCAATACATTGCATGATAATGAACAAGCATGTTTAATACAAGGAACAGTTCATTGCAATAATGAGACAAAATTAATGAATCAACTACTGCAAAGCTCAAAAGAATCTCCCATAATTATTTATGGAAAACATAACAATGACTCGAGTGTTTATAAGAAGTACGAACAGTTAATACAATTAGGATTTACTAATGTATATATTTATAATGGTGGTTTGTTTGAGTGGCTATGTTTACAAGATATTTATGGTATGGAAGAATTTCCAACAACATCATCGCAATTGGATATACTTAAATTCAAACCTAGATCACTGATAAAAAATAATTATTTTATTACAAATACATAATATCAATGCAAATACATAATATCATATTATATAAACAAAATTAATACGATATTAAATTCAATATGGTTTCTAATTATACAGCATGTGTATCACAGCAAATGTTTGCATGCTCTTCTATGTCAACGAATTGGAATGACTTCTTTCGAATGAAACTATTGATAATGCGAATCCATGTAGTGTATGCTGCAATTGTTTCACTCTTGTCCTCATTTGCATCAAGTGTTAATACAGTGGGTTGTCCTTCAAGCCATTTTGAGTGATATGAATGACAATTCTGCAAATATGCTAACGGAATTTCTTCTCCCTCACGCCCTCGATGAATCACACGAGTATGACATACCTCAGGAGATGCTTTTACATAAATAACACCAATTGAAGGTATCTCACGAGTGAATTCATCAAACCATTGAAGGTAAATTCTATAATTCACTTCTTCAATCTTGTTATCATCATAAAGCATCTTAGCAAAGACATTCTTATCGGTCAATACTGAACGCTCAGTAATAATAATAGAATTTCTGTTATCGCGCAATGCTTGACGCAATTTTGCAATCCTTGAAATATACGCCATCATCTGAAATGAGAAAGCATACTTGTCTTGGTCTGCATAAAATTTACTTAGAATTGTTTCTCCTGATTTATCCTTGATAGTGTTCCATTCATCTACTGGTTCATCAAGGAATACAAAGTTTTGATTTTCATAATACTTCTTCAAGAGGGTGACAAGTGTTGACTTGCCAGAACCAATATTTCCCTCAATACTGTAAATCCTACAATTCACCATGTTTGCAATTATATTGTTATATATATCTAATTGTTTAAATATATATTCAATTTTATAATGAAACAAAATTGAATGAAAAAATATTAAATATAAAATAGACAATACATAGTAATCATGGATTTTAGTCAGAAGAAATTAACAAAGGCTGAGTGGGAGGCAATTGAAGTTCGCCTTCCTGAAAAAGAAATTGAAATTTTGAAATTGGTCTATAATGGATATAAGAATGTGTCCCACCATTATAATAAAAATAACTCACTTATCTATTATCTGAAGATTGGTGTTGATAATGCCACACAAGTTCATTCTTATTTATATGACCATTATTTTGCTTCTGCCATTAAGAAACTTTGCAAACAATACGGAATTACATATATTCCTAAAAAGTCGAAAAAATGCACTATTCGGAAAATAGATAAAATGCGAATCGATAATATGGAACATAAAATCACTGATGTTCACGATGAAATATATGAGTTTGTAGTAATGGAGCTTATTGAGAAATTATGTGATGCACACCGTAAAGATAGTTCAAAGGGTTTCAATTATTATTATACATTATATAAGCTAATGGGGTCTAATGTAGAACATAAGAATGAGTTTATTGAAGGTTTTGCAAAAACTGTATTAGATTTTACAAACACATATAATAATGTAGAGCAAATCGTATTGAAATCAGATGCAATTATTGAGAGAAATAAGCTCCTGCATAAATACCAGGATTTTCAACTCTACGAACATCAAAAAATGCTATTCACATACGCAAAGGATAAAGACCCCAAAATAGTAATGTATCAAGCACCAACCGGAACCGGAAAAACTATTAGTCCTATTGGATTGTCAAGTGAAAACTGTGTAATATTTGTATGTGCAGCAAAGCATGTTGGTCTACAATTGGCAAAGGCGTGTGTAAACATGAATATTCCATTGGCGATTGCGTTTGGTTGTAAGGATGCGGGTGACATCCGCCTTCACTATAACGCGGCAAAGGACATTGTAAAGAATTACAAAACAGGAGGTATATTCAGAGTAGATAATACGGTGGGTGATAAGGTAAGAGTAATAGTATGTGATGTTCAGTCGTATATTCCTGCAATGAACTATATGTGTGCATTCAATAGTCCTGGGGATATTATTACATATTGGGACGAGCCAACGATTAGTCTTGATTATGAAACACACGAATTTCACGATATACTAAAGAAAAACTGGGATGAAAACATTATTCCAAACATGATTTTGTCGTCTGCTACATTGCCATCCTATGAAGAAATCAGCAGGGTTATTCAAACATTTAAGAGTAAATTTATGGGATGCAATGTTTATGATATCATGAGTTATGATTGTAACAAGACGATTCCTATTCTGGATGTGGATAATAATGTCTGCTTACCTCATCTACTATATGCTGAAAAAAAGGAACTACAGGATTGTGTGAAGCATTGTATGAATTGCAAAACGCTGATGCGACACTTTGATGTGAGTGAAATCATTGCATTCTTGAAATATGTAAGGAGTAATGGTCTTATTACGCGCGATAGATATACCATTCAAGGATATTTTGAGTCAATTGATGATATTTCAATCTCAACAGTTAAGCAATATTATCTGGATGTATTGAAACATGTTGCAAAACACTGGAAACATCATATTAAGGGATATAAGACTTCAGTTAGACCATTGGAGCGTTCAACTATTAAGCTAACCACAACGGATGCACATACACTCACTGATGGACCAACCATCTATATTGCTGAAAATGTGGAGTTGATTGCGAAATATTGCTTGAAATTGGCAAATATACCGGTAGAAGAAATGGATAAGATTATGGCAAATATTCACTATAATGCAAAGATTGTATCTCAAATAAATGCTCTAGAAAAAGATATGAAGGAGTTTACAGATAAGCTAACTGATGCTGATAAGAAGAAAGATGAAAAGGAGGGTATGTCGCGTTCAAATGCTGGTATCATCAATGAGTTTAACATGAAGATTAAATCACTCACCTATAAGATTCGACCAATTCGTCTTCCTGATAAATTTGTGCCAAACACACACGAACATATGAAGAAATATATTAATGAGAAAAGACTGAATGCATTTACATGTGATATCCACGATACAGATATTGAAAAAATCATGTTAACGAATGTGCCTGTGATTTGGAAGATGCTTCTGATGTTGGGAATCGGTATTTTCAAAGAGTTCGAGGATGTGACATACTTGGAGATTATGAAGAAGCTAGCAAATGATCAAAAGTTGTTCATGATTATTGCCACATCGGATTATATTTATGGAACCAATTATCAATTCTGTCATGAATATATTGGTAAGGATATAATCCCGAGATTGACACAGGAGAAGACTATTCAGGCATTTGGTCGTGTTGGTCGTCAATCCCTTCAACAATCGTATAGTATCCGCATTCGCGATAACACACTTATAGATAAAGTCTTTAAGCATGATACAAATAGAACAGAAGTTCGAAAAATGAACGAATTATTTGGAATTGTATAATATAATAAGAAATATTATATATAAAAAAATTTTTTGTATTCATTCTTAATTTATAAAGATTTGTAAATAAATAAATTTATTTATCTTTACAGCAATTGGAATTATCAGATGTATCAATAATTTCATTTTCCATATTTTTATGTTGTCTAATTAAATCATCCAATGTAATTACTACTTTTTTTGGAAAGAAGCGTTCTTCTAATGCAGCAGTGACACTTTTAATGAAGCATGTTGGTATCTTATCAAAGTCAACCAAGAAGCAATTCACCATGTAACGACTCATTATATCAGAATTATTTTCAAGTAGCTTAACTAATTCATCTGTTTTTTGACAATAATGTTTTGCTTGCTTCTTATATTTACTCTTAAATACAGGATTTATATTGTCAGATTTGTCTCCTATCATAATCTTATACAAGAGGTCTTGTTTTGGATTGAACATTGAATTCGTCTTGGTTCGCACATCTTTATATGCAAGTGTATAAAGCGATACATCATCTGTACATAATTGGAAGAAGTCCATATCACTTGCAATAATGTAAATATGGTAGTCTTTACCTCTCATGTTTTTTTGGATGCATCGCGTGGTGACTGCTATACAATCGTCGCCTTCCATGTAATCGTGCTGAAGCACCACGAATTCGTCAAAATCCGTTTGTTCAAAGAGGCCTTCTTCATATGTCATTTTGAAAAATGGACCTGGATTAATTTTAGAGTTTGAATGGTCTCCTCGTGTTGCTTTGTATTCTGGATAAATTTGTTTTCTCCAAATATTTGCACGAGGACAGTCTCTGGCTACAATAAAGGTAAGATCCGCATTTTTTGGTAATTTCAACTTCTTTGGAATCTCCTCAAATTTGCGAATAAACACATCCTTGAACTTTGCAACAAATTCTTCGTTTTCATGCAAGTTTTCAGTAGATTCATCCGGATGACTGTGTCTCCACCAATTATAAAGGGCAAATACTCGATAAAATATAAAATAACTTGCGTCGACTAAAATATAGTATTTCATGTTATATAGTATGTTTTGTATACTTTAAATGTTTTTATATTATATCAATTTTATGGATATGTATTGCAGTATTGGGAATCATTTTGGTATATATTGTTTATAATCATCAATAATAGTGTTCATGTATTTTTTGTTTTGTTTTTCAGGGATGCAATGTGTTTGATATAATTCTAATACATGAATGAACTTTTCCTCGTCAGACACTTTTTTCTTACCAGTGGTAGGTATATCTTTACCTATTGTAGAGAATAGACGACTGAGCACATATTTATTTCCACGATTTTTTGCTTGGACGAATTGAATACCTTGTGGTGCATTACGCATTAGTTCACCAAGTGGATTGTTCGGGAATACGCGTTTAGGCGCTAATAGGGAACTATCTGGGATATTTTCAACAAAATGGTTTTGTTCTTGTCTTCCTTGTGTATTCTTATGTTTATGGAATGAAATCATATTTTGCTTGCGAGTTCCGATTGATAAGTCACATAACCAATTACGATAACTACCATCTTCTTGTAAAGGTGCTGTATCATCGTGCATAATATCCATTCCTTCTGGAATAGGACCAATCCAGGTTTCCCACACTAATGTGTGAATATATTCGTTTTTCCGGTTACAAGAAACATATGAATATTTTGCTCCATTTCGCATTTTCTTTTGTTGTGAAATAATCCCATGTGAATTCCGGAATCTTCCGTGTGTAGATACTTGATATTCAGGATATTCTGGATGATATTTCCATTCTTCTTCATTAATATTTATTTCAAAAGAGTCATAATAATATCCGTATGCTTTCAAATGTGGTGTAGATATAGCACGCCGAATTTTTGAAGCAGTTGTTTTGAGTTGGGGTTTAATATCTTTTTGAATAACATTATCAATAATGAATTGGGCACATTTATCTACACTGCGAAATAAACCAATTGGAATAGATTTATCACGATTGTTTTTATCTGTAAGTTCAGGTTTTCTTATAGTAACATATTTGCCAAGTCTTCCACCATTTGCGTTGCTGTTTTTTACAGCCTTTTTCTGTCCTTTTTTACTATTCTCACTTCGTTCCATCCACATTAGATTTGTAATACGATTATCAGTAGGGTCATCGTTAATATGATCGATTGTTTCTTTTGGTGTAATATGAGGGAACGCCGATGCGACAGCAATATGAGTTTCTGAGTAACTTGTATTTATACCATCTTTTGCAAGTGTATAATATCCACAATGCTGTTTAATAGTTTTCTTTCTTTTAATATTTCTTATTATAAAAGGATTTTCTTTATTATCTATAAATATCATTTCATAATTTGGGTGTCTTCCAAATTCATGTATCTTCGTTTTTTTATTTGTTTTATGGAAATATAATGGTTTCCATACATTATATTCAAAATTTCCGTAAATAGGATGATTGTTCGAATTCATAATTATATTTATAAATATTATTATGAATCATTCTTTAAATCAATTTTTTGTTAGTAAAGGGATTGACAATTTAAAATATTAAACTTAGTTAGAGTATGCTCATACTCAAACCTCTATGTTTCCATAAAGGACGGACTGTATCTTAAGCAAGTTCAAGATTGCTAATCTATCATTACTCACCCATACCCGTTCAGTCTCTGACGCCCTACCATGAACTTGCATATCGTTTTTAGGTAGTAAGCATGCGGATTGCCCAATCCTTTCCATTATTACTATACCTGAGTTTTATCTCAGCCACAATATTCTTTCGAAGTATTGCTTAGTAGGAAAGGCTCTAAGGGGTTTCCCGAACAACAAGGTATGTCGCATTCTTAAAAGAATACTAGCATCTGGCCTTGGGAAATTTTTATGTGATAACGGCACAAACGTTTTATCTATAGAAGAGGTTATCATTTCTATAGCGTGATGCTTTTTGGCTCAGCATACAAACAAAATTAGTTTGAAAATTGTAAGCCTCCCATACCACTCATGACACGGAGGACATTGTAGTTAGTGGCGTATACACGGACATTAGCGGTGTTATCACTAGATACGGCTGCGCTGCTTACAACTAATTGTAAGGTGGCGTTGTCGATACGAGAGAAGTTGCATGTTCCGCTGGGTTGGTGTTCTTCAGGGCGAAGAGCGAATGAGTATACATTGATACCAGTGTCGGGAGTGCGGGTGTGGTGTTGGAAGGGTTGGACGGTATCGAAGTAGCTGCCTTCGCGTTCAGAGAAGCGGTCTTGTCCGTTTAATTGGAGTTTGGCAGTTACTACGGGGTTTTGTCCCCAGCAGTGTAATTTGAGGCCAGTTTCGGCTAAGACGAAAGCACCGGCATCGGATACACCAGAGTTGTTGGATGGGTCTGCGCACCATTCACCACCGGCTGCAACAGCAACATCACCAGATTCAGCATCTACAAATTTGTTGGAAGCGATGAATTTTGTGTCTCTGGCACCTTCTTTGCTGGAGTAAGCACTGATGGAGTTAGGTAATACATCAAGGGCATCAGAGTAGTTGAAAGGTTGGGCACCGTATAATTCGAATAATTCTTTACCGCAATCGAAAGAATCGCAGTAGGCTACATTGGCGGTAGGTTGAGCTACGAATACTAATTCTTTGCAAGGGTGGTTGAAATTGAGGCGCACTTTGTTGGAAGTGGAACCTACGGTTTCGTCACCAGTGAATTGGAGTTGTTCGATGAGGTATTCGTGGGGGTTTTGTGCCATACGACGGCGTTCATCGGTATCAAGGAAGATGTAGTCTACATATAAAGAAGCAGCTACTAAGGAGTTGTTGTAAGCAGCGTTGGCTTTTTGGTTTTGGTTAGCATCTTCTGTGGTGCAGCATACTTTATCTACAGCCCATAAGCATTCATCTAAGGGACGGAGTTCTACGTTAAGTTTAACTTCGTGGTATTGGAGAGCGATTAAGGGAAGTGCTAATCCAGGGTTGCGGCAGTACCAGAATTGGAGGGGTACGTATAAGGTGGTTTCAGGTAAAGCGTTGCGGGGTTCACATACTTGAGCTACCTCAGAGTTAGCGCAGGGACCATCTACTTCACTGAAAGAAGGATCAGTTAAGTAAGTTAATTGAGTGGTTTGTCCTACCATTTTGCAGTAACCGGCTTCTTGTTCGGAAGTCATGGTTAATTGGTTCCAGATGTGCATCCAGTCACCGTATTGGCGATCGATGCGTTGGCCACCGATTTCTACTTCTACCATGTTGATCATTTGTTCTCCGGGGTAGTCTAACCAGCGTGCGTATTTGGCATCACCAGATTTGATTTCGGGGAGAGTGACTTGGAGGTATGTGCGGTATGCTAAATCACCGTTGCGGCTGATTGTGCATTGTACACGACGACCGAAGTCAGCTTGTCCGTTGAAGGTTTGTTCAATGGATTCCATTGCGAAGTTAGTGTGTCTTCTGTAAGTTACTTTCCAGAAAGTGATTTGAGGGTTTCCTGTAAGATATACATCTTGAGCGCCATAAGCTACTAATTGCATTAAGCCACCAGCCATAGTTATAATATTGCTAAATATTATATTTTTTCGAAATACGAATTAATTAATTTAATTAAACCTACATTAATTCTTTCAATAATTTATCGATATTACTATTCTCTTTCATGAATGTAGATAAAAATTCATTGTCAAAATATTTTTGTTTCCCTTCATGTTTTTTATTAAATATAAATAAGTTTTTCTTTTTTTTAATATTCCATCCTTGTTCAAGAGCATTATACAAAAATAGTAATTTTTTTATAAAATTATCGTTTAATTCAATGTCAATTTCATTTTGTTCCATATTATAGTAATAACACATATATAATAATCACGATTTTAACAAAATTAAAAATATTTACAATTTTTGAATTAAATAAAAATTACTAAATGAATATATACATATGCCTAATTTCAAACCGAAAACAAATAAGAAAATAAATATAGATGAAAAATCCATAATTACGGTTGATATTAAACACAACGAAATATTGAAAGAATTTAAAAAAGAAGAGGATGAAATGGAAGTATTAACAACACAAAAAAAGGAACTGAAAGAAAAGTTAAAAGCGAAGCAGTATAAATCAGTGGATGAGAAAATAGAATGGGAGGATATACTGTATGATATTAACAAGAAAATAAAGCTGTATAAAAATAATAAGAAGGACTATTTGCTGGAAAATTCCAAATATGTCTTTGGATATTTTGAAAATAAGAAGAATATTGTTCAAAATAACAACAAGAAGAAAGTGTTGGATTCTTTTTTCAATATAAACACCAAAGAGCAGGAAGATAATACAAGCGATTTCAATAATTCAAAAAAATATCTGATTAATGTGGATGAAGAATTCATTGATATAAATGATTATATAGAAAAGCATGACAAATGTGATTGCGGTGGAGAACAGATACCTGTAGAACATGAAGGGATTACAATTTGTAATAAGTGTGGTATTCGCATGACTTATTTAATAGAGCATGAGAAACCCTCTTATAAAGAGCCACCCAAAGAGATTTGCTTCTATGCATACAAGCGTATTAATCATTTCCGTGAAATATTGGCACAATTTCAGGCAAAGGAAACAACGCTCATTGAAGATGAAGTCATGGAAAATATAAAGAGGCAAATAAAGAAGGAACGAATATCATTGGATAAATTGACAAATAAGAAAACCAAACAGATTCTTAAGAAACTGGAATATAACAAGTACTATGAACACATTCCTTATATTAAGAACAAGCTGGGAATTAAACCACCTACAATGTCAATCGAGTTGGAAAATAAGTTATGTAATCTATTTCTTGAAATACAGAAGCCATATGCGAAATTCTGTCCAAATGATCGCGTTAATTTCTTGAATTACTATTATACTATATTCAAGTTGTGTGAATTGCTTGGGGAAGACCAATATTTATCCCATTTTTCCATGTTGAAAGATTCTGTTAAGCGAATGGAGCAAGACGAAATATGGAAGAAGATTTGTGAAGAATTAAACTGGGAGTTCATACCAACCCCTTAAAATAAAGTATATTTAACTATTAAAACATACTTTATTTGAATAATATAATTATGGTCTAATCAACCTCTTCAATATGAGGTTCGGATGGAGTCTCCATGGGAACACTTTCGTTGTTTTCGGATTGTCCCTGCCCCATCACAGATGACATAATAGGATGGACAACACTTTCTAAGGTTTTCTGTTGTTCTTGAACTTCTTCAACACTTGCATTGCGATTGTCGTCACACCAATCCATTGCTCGTTGAATTGCATCATTACAAGTTGTTTTTTGTTCATCACTTAGTTTGGCTGACATGTCATTATCTCCTAGTGTGGATTTCATTTGATAACACAAAGTTTCGAATTTATTGAATGCTTCTATCCGTACTGCTTCTTTTTCATCATCCGCTTTGAATCTTTCTGCTTCTTGCAGCATACGCTCAATTTCATCTGTACTTAGACGACCCTTGTCATTTGTAATCCTGATTTGATGGGATTTACCACTGGTTTGATCGGTTGCAGACACTTGCAAAATACCATTTGCATCCACATCAAATGCAACCTCAATTTTGGGGACACCACGAGGAGCTGGCGCAATACCATCTAAATGGAATTCACCCAATTTGTTATTATCTCGTGTAAATTTGCGCTCACCTTCATATACCTGAATATGAACTCCTGGTTGATTGTCTGCGTAGGTAGAGAATGTCTGCGTTTTTCGTGATGGAATAGTAGAATTTCTTTGAATGAGAGGGGTCATGATTCCACCTGCTGTCTCCAATCCAAGTGTCAATGGTGCAACATCGAGCAATACAACATCGGATGCCTTTCCGGTAACATCACCTTTCAATACTGCACCCTGAACTGCGGCACCATATGCAACTGCCTCATCCGGATTAATGTTTTTACACAAGTCTTTCCCACCAAAGTAGGATGAAAGCATCTCTTGGATCTTTGGGATACGAGATGAACCGCCAACCAATACAATATCGTCTACATTATCCTTTGACATTTTTGCATCCTTCATCACTCTTTCAACGGGTACCATGCATTTTTTGAAAAGACTGTCACACAAATTCTCAAATCGCGCGCGTGTAATGGTTGTTGTGTAATCATTTCCTTCAAACAGTGAATCAATCTCAATATGAGCTGTGTTAGAGGAAGACAATGTGCGTTTTGCTCGTTCACATGCGGTTCTCAAACGGCGCAGTGCTCTGGTGTTGTCAGAAATATCCGCTCTCAATTTTCGCTTGATGTCCGCAAGACAGTGTTCCACAAGAAGGGTATCGAAATCTTCACCACCAAGATGAGTATCGCCAGCGGTTGCCTTGACTTCGAAAATGCCATCGTCAATTGTCAAAAGAGATACATCAAATGTTCCGCCACCCAAATCGAAAATCAAAACATTGCGCTCTTTTCCATCGGATTTATCCAAACCATATGCGATTGCTGCAGCAGTTGGCTCATTGATAATGCGCAATACATTGAGACCAGCAATTGCACCAGCATCTTTGGTGGCTTGGCGTTGACTATCATTGAAGTACGCAGGAACAGTAATCACTGCATCGGTCACTGTTTCACCCAAATATCCTTCTGCAATTTGCTTCATTTTGGAAAGAACCATAGATGAAATTTCCTCTGGCTGGAACCGTTTTTCTTCACCCTTATATTGCACTGTAATTTGGGGTTTATCTTGACTGTCCGCAGATACATCAAATGAGAAATGTTTCACATCGTTTTGCACTGTAGGATCACTCATTTTTTTACCAATAAGGCGTTTTGCATCGAATACAGTGTTCTTATAGTTAGAGTTTGCCTGAGATTTAGCAGCTTCCCCAATGAGTCGCTCGTTTTCAGTGAAAGCGACATAGGATGGTGTTGTGCGATTTCCTTGGTCATTTGCAATAATATCTACGGTTCCATTACGATAAATACCAACACAAGAATATGTGGTTCCAAGGTCGATTCCAATGGCAATGTTAGATGGCATGATAATATACATGTATTTTTTTCAAATCTTTAAATATTTTATATAAACATTATTGTATATGGAAAAAGGTAATTTCTTTTATTTATACAGTTATGTATACGAATTATTTATGTTATGTATTGTATGTGGTATAATAGGATATGTTTATTCCAATACCTATGTTTTATATGGAAGTATTGTTTGTTTTGTAATTTTGTGTGGTTTTTATCGAAATAATTTGGTAATAAAGAGAGAAACAATAAATAAATACACATTTCTAAGTCCTGCCTCTAATAAAATTACGAATTTACATAAAAAGGATACCGAAACAATTATATCTTCCTATTTATCACCATTCAACAAACATTTTATGATTTCTCCTTGCGACTGTGTAGTGGTCGAAAAAATATACAAACCACAACGAAAAACGGATTCAGAATGTATGAGACATGTATGCGAAGATAGTGACGGTAATGTGTTCTACATGGACCAAATTGTAAGCAAACCTCTTCATTGGGGATGGATACCAAGCGTATTATATGACCGTTGTGTATCATTTGTTGAAGTAGGACAACATCTGAAACAAGGAGAACGATTTGGTCTAATTCGATTTGGAAGCAATATGGAATATTCAATACCAGATGTATATGATGTGTCAATTAAAGAAGGAGAATTTGTAGATATTGGCTCTGTTATTGCAGAAAAAAATAACCCCAATATATAAACACATGGATGATACAGATGCAACCATTGTAGTTGTATTAACAATTGCCATTCTTGGAATTTTTTTGCCTTTCTTGTATATTATATAATCAACGAAACAATAATAATAGTCAAAATAAATGATAATTTTATGTAAGCAAGTGTAAATTTGCGTTTATTTTCCCTCATGGGCTGTTTAATTATATTCCACAATATAATTAAAAGAAATATTTTAAACTACCGTATTCATGAGATACTTTAACGGTGTAAATATGTAGTAAGTATGCAGTATGTTATCTAGTGTAAGAGTAATTTGAAACTTCCAACGTTGTAGTGATATACTAAGAAAGCAATCAACCCAAGCAATACATCAACGCCTAATGGCATCCACGCAAACCATTTGTTTTGGAAAGCATAAATAGCAAATAAAATATAAAGCATAGCGTGAACAATGCGAAGGTCATTCCACCATATTTTATCTCCAAATACTTCAGCACCAGTTGTGCGGATACCGGTAAAATAGATGATTATGAAGCCAAGTGCAGGCAATAATGCTAAAGCACCCATATAGAATAACTGCTTTTCACTTGCATATTTTGCCATGAGTACAAACAATGTTCTAATGCCGATACAACCAAGTAAGAATAATGCAAATCGTTTTTGAATGGTCGATAACATATATAGAATAGTTACATTTTATGTATGTTATTATTTGGATAATTACATTATATGAATGAATGTATAAAATAGTATATTATTCAATCAACTTGAATATTTATAAACGGGGGAAACCGACTAAGTTGGCACCCATACCGAAACCGGCACCAGAGCGGGCGGATACGGCCATGGAGGGTAAGTAGGTATCTAAGATGCTGAAAGTAGCGGCGGCAGTTAAGGCGATTAAGGCTACTTCATCTAAGTTTAAGGAACGTTTAGGGATGGCGTATGCGGCGATGGCTACCATTAAACCTTCTACTAAGTATTTGATTGCACGGCGGACTAATTCTCCTAAGTCTAAAACTTGAGCTAATTGAGCAAGCATTATATAAATAAACATTAGAAAAAAATATTCTATTCGTTAAAATACTTAAAACAAAATCCATTTACTATAGTATATGAGTGCCTCAAAAGATACTAAATATGCCGATTTACTCGAAGAAGATAAACCAATTGCTGGACAAAAATTCGCATGCATTTCTTTTGTCAGTCCTGAAAATATCTTGAGACGCAAAGAGAATTTTTATTTCCAAGAATTCCTAAAGCACTACCATTTTTTGAAAACTGTTGGTGCATTTCAACAATTTATCAATTTCATCAGTTACAAATACAATGTAAAACAGGAATTAATCACTGCTGATTTTGAAGAATTTGCTAAAAGTGAAAAGGAATCTTTTAAAGAAAACACGATTAATGACGATTATAAGAGTTTCTTAGACCAACATGAAGAAAGACTCGAAAAAGAATTCAATGACCAAAATGATTTCCAAACAGCAACTCGTGGAATCAAAATCCGTGGTTCTTTCCCAACCTTAGAAGAGGCAGAACTTCGTGCTAAAATGCTTCGTGAAGTTGATTCCGCTCACGATATCTATGTAGGTCCTGTAGGTCTTTGGATGCCATGGGAACCAGAAGCATACAAGACTGGAAGAGTTGAATATTTAGAAGAAGAATTGAACAAACTCATGCACGAGAAACGCAAGAATGAAACTCAAGCAAGACAAAACTTCGAACAACGTGTGAAAGACCAAAAACGTCAAGCCATTGAAGAAAACATTAAACGTGCTAAAGAATCTGGAAATAAATTAACACAAAACATCACTGAAGATGGTCAACTTGTTGGTGTAGGTAATGTAAACACTACTGTAAATGCTTTAGCTTCTAAAGAAGAAGTATCTGGTGCAGATATTCGTAAAGAATTGTTTGAAGGAGATGTAGTATTACCCAGTGATAAAAAGAAAGATACATAAATCTCCAACAAACCATAATAAGATATAATCTTTAAAATGTCATTTTAATAAATGATATGATTTTCACATATAATAAAATAATTATTACTTTATTATATATTATTTAAGTAAATCAGCCAATAGTCTACTTGCATCATTATCATATGTGCTGTATTCTCTAGCATAAGAAATAACCTGTTGACTAAGATAAATGGTATCTTGATTTCTTTTATTTAAACGCAGCGAAGAAAAAATATCGTTCATTGCGTTATACAATAGTGTAGCCTTTACTTCATTACTATCATTTTCTTCACTTTTAAGAAAAGAAATATAATGTTGTTTTGCCCTTGCACAGAATAAATTTGATATATGATATGTGCGTTTTTCAGAATGTGAATTGTATGTAATTGTTTTGGGTTTTGATAATTCCAAGCCTGTTATACATGTTTCATGATGAATAATTATATCTTTATAATATTTATCATCTAATGTTAATAAATACTCATCCGTGATATTACCAAATACATCTTTCATTCCAGAAGGTATTCCATTGGTAACATTATGAGTAAACAATTTATATACTCTTAATGTAATATCTTGTGTATTAATTAAATTATTACTTTCTATGATAAGTTCTATATTTTGTTTATTAGAAATATCATCATAAATAAATCCAATATCAAATGTACCCATAAATGTCTCTTTGTAATCAACAAATGAGCCAGATGGGTCTTCTACAGTAGGTTCATTATAGAATCTGTAGTAATAACTTGTATTATTATTTATATTGTCAGTATTGGAATAGTTACTTTGAAAAGTAACAATTCGTATATCATTAATTTTTTGTGTAATACTTAATTCATTTGGAATAATATCAGTAAATGTCCCTTTTATTAATTCTATAGTACCTTCATTACTTGATAAATCGTAATTATCATCCTGATATAAACATTTATAAGTTAGTGTTACAGAACTAGAATTTGTTCCAAAAGTAGGAGTATAATTAAATGTAGTACCACTTACTTCTGTAATTGAGTCACCAAATATTGCCCCTAATGAATACTGTATGGTTGATTCTTCATAAAAATTAGTTCCAAGTGGAACATCAGAAATATCCAGAAAAAGAATATAATTTCCTGATAAATTTATTTCTATACTTTCCCCATCTAATAATATTGCTTTATATGGTCTATCACTAATTTCTATTCTAGGTTCATCACTTTCACCCATCTTGATATATATTTACTATACTTTTTTTTACCATCTATTTTTTTTGACATTAATCTGTGGTCCACTTCTCTTCTTAGATTTATTGGGGTCATATGCTTCCCCTTCATCATCATCCGAACCAATATCTTTTGAAAGCTCCCAGAATTCTTTCGAACCTAGTTTGAAATCATCATGAGGTTGTGCTTTATACCAGAAAATTTGTTCGTCTAATTTATTTGTTTTTGCATTGTTATTTATTACTAAACATTCATAATTTTCGGTACATTGGTCCATAACCTGACAGAATGATTCAAATGTTGGAAACATACCTGCAAAATTCTCATAAATACGCTTACGATTACTAATATAAGGCTCTCTTAAGATAAACACATAATCAATATTAGTTCTTAAATTTGGAGGGATACCAAGTGGATACTGCATAGTAATAATAAGCATTATCTTCCAATGACGCCCGTTCATGAATAGTAGACGCATTACTTTATCGCGAGCCCATCCTGCATCATACAGACAATCATCTAAAATAACGAATGCACGAGGGTCAATAGTAGTTCTACCATATGCATCTACCTCCCGCTTCATTTGCTTTAATACAATCTTTTGTCGTTTCAATATATTTTCAATGATAGCTGTATTATATTCATCATGAATAAATAGTTTAGGAACATGTGTTCCATAAAACCCGTTTCCTGCTTCTGTTCCTGATATAACAGTTCCAATAGGGATATCTTGGTGATAATATAAAAGATCCCTTACTAAGAAAGATTTACCTGTATCACGACGACCAATTAATACAATAACTGGACCTTTATTTTCATTGGGGTTAAAACTAATATTTTTCATATCAAATTTCTTCATTTCCAAGTTCATTTGCGACATTGTAATCAATGTATAGATAATTATATTATTTGTAAAACGAATTAGTTTAAATAGATATTTATTTTTGTATATACAATTAAAACATACATGTTTGATTTATATTATAGCAAACACAAAAACAATGGAATTTTTCAATATTTAGAAAATGAGGATACTTATTCAAATATGCAAAACTATATTCCATTATATAATACCTTTTTTAATTTGAATGACACAAATTGGAATAATGTAAACTTAAATAATGATACATACTTGGAAAGCATTGTTAAAAAACATAGTGATACAAATTACACAATTCAAGTAAACAATAATAAACAGTCATATAATACTGAAACATTTGTCAAGTTAGCTCCCCTTTACGACCCTGTTAAATTCATGTCAGGGAAATATGCATCTTTATCAGATGATGAAATATTTGAACTTCCTAAATATAGTAGTGAAGAAACAAATACACCATTAACTACATATAGTAATTCTCTAAATATACAGGCAAAGAAGGAATCTATATATAATAGTGCATATACCGATTCATTTTTTTCATACTTAACCTCTAAAATTTATAATAGTCATAATTTTATTCATGGGTTGCAATTTTATGGTTCATATATTGGTATTAAGAATAATTTGACAATAAACATTGCAGATGAAATTGATTACTTACAAGAAAGTGAATATTTTTTTCAGTCCAATAACAAAGAATTTACAATTGACAAGTCTATTCGAAATGAGATAATGAATATAGGGACAAGAAAATACAAAGCAGGGTTGAAATTTAGTTCCAGTGCATTAAGTGAATTTAGCCTTGACAATATTGAAGATTTACAATTAGATGATGTATTTAATAGTAATGAATCTGCCTCTATTAAGACTGAATATAATGAAGAAATCATATATAATCATAGTATCAGTAAAGATGATGCTTCATCAAAACATACAAATAGTTCATCGTCATCATGCTCATCAAGATTTTCAAATACATCATCTTCATCACAGGAAGAGCATGATGATGATTGTGATGAATCATATGATGATGACGAGGATAACGAGACAGACGATGAAGATGGGAAACATGGGGAAAATGAAACTCACGAAAATGATAATGATACCATGAACGGTTCTGTGTGCAACTCATCTGTATTAAGTGATGAATCAATGGTTGTCAATGTTACCTTACATAAATGCCCAGTTCACCTTATATTCTTGGAAAAAATGGAAGATACATTGGATTCTTACATAATGAATAATGAACTATCTGTCACTGAATGGAAGTCAATCTTATTTCAAGTGGTATGTCAGTTGTATGCGTATCAACATATGTTCGATTTTACACACAACGACCTACACACGAATAACATAATGTATCAAACTACAGAAAAGAAGCATATTATATACAATATTAATGGAGCATACTATAAAGTTCCTACTTATGGTAAGTTATATAAGATTATTGATTTTGGTCGTGCAATATACAGATTCAAAGGGCAGCGTATATGTAGCGATAGTTATCAGAAAAAAGGTGATGCACATACACAATATAATTGTGAACCATTCTATAATGAAAATAAGAAGCGCTTAGAACCTAATTATGCATTTGATTTATGCCGGCTTGGATGTTCATTGTATGATTATTTTGAAGAAGAAATTGTATTAAGTAACTTAGGGAAATCAACACAACACACTGTCATAGCAGATTTGATTGATGAATGGTGTACAGACGACAATGGAATGAATATATTGTATAAGAAAAATGGTCGAGATAGATATCCTGGATTCAAATTGTATAAAATGATAGCACGCACTGTATCCAAACATACTCCAAAACAGCAACTAGATAATGGTGTATTTGATGCATTCAAAACATCTAAAAAGAAGTTGAATAAACGAGCGAAAATAATATATATTGATAGGTTACCATCATATGTGTAAATTATATATGATTACATGTGATTAATTGTGATTACATCTAATACATAAAATATTTTAAAAATAATATGTTATGTATTGATATTGACAGTATTTATTTGTAAATTATTGTAATTAGAAGTTGGGTTCATCTACAAATACAGTTGGTTGCTCAGTTAATCCATGTGCAAGAGGACTAAGTTGGTCAATAAAGAAGTTTGCAACTAATACAGACATGTACACCACTAAACTATCACGCAATATTTGCTTTAATGGTTTGTTTTCTTTGAGAATAACACGCATTTCAAAGAATCGAAATAAAAAATATATAATAGAAATGACTGCTGCATTCAAAAAAGAGGACATTATTATAATAAACAAATACTGATTTATTATAATTTATACGAATTGCATACAATTAATTTATGCTAATGTAGTGATTTCTCCTAAAATAGAGTTTTTGTTTAGTTCAATAGGTCTGTTTGATAGATTATTTACATCTAAAATATCTAATGATACGGCGCTATCATTGAAAATTTTTATTTTTTCATCATCATCGTAGTCATCATCTTCCATTTCTTCTAATTTTCGTTGTTCATTTCTCATTGTGCTTATTTCTTCTAATCGTTCCACCGTCTTTGGTGCATCAATTGTTTCTGTTACGGTATTACCTACATTTGATGAAGTATTTGTGGTATCGTATGTTTTTACATGGTCTTCATTATTAAATGATAATCCAGTTGATAGTTTATCTAATTCTTTTGACACTTCATTTTTAATTGTATCTACATCATCTTTCTTGATAACAAATGCGGAAGAAGACGATTCATTATTTCCACCTGATACAAGTGCTTTTAATGGGGAGCTACCATTATCATTGCTATTGGACTCGGTATTTATATTGATTGTATGTGGTGTTGGGGTGATTACATCGTTTGATGCAGAGGGGGTAGAGGATGATATTGATGATTCAGATGTTGAAATAGTTTTGATGGATGTATCGACAGGTTCACTAGGGGTGGATGGGGTTTCATCACTCTTGGATAATGTAATAGTATCTTCACTCTTGGTAATAGTTGGGGCTTGTGATTCCTCTGCAATCTGGGTCTCATTTTCTAATTTGTTGATTTCCTCTTCTTTGGCTCTAATAACATCTTCATCTTGAGCATTTGCAGATACATCTTCAATGACCTCATGAGTGTCTTCTTTCACTTCATATACATCCTCTTCTGTGGTTTCATCAATGTATGCACGCAATATTTCTTCAATAGGCATATTATCACGAATAACATTCAACAAAGATTCACGGACAATCATTTCTAATTCACGCATGTGTTTTTGCTTGACTAAAGGTGATACATTTACTTCAAACAAGAAAGCATTCTTATATACTTTTCTTGCAATTTCAATGTAACTTTTATGAATGTAATCATTTAATTTGGGGATAGCAATGTCAACCTTCTTTTGTTTCTGTCCAACACGCACAGATGTCAGCATCTTCAATTGGGTAACATGAACACATGTGAGTAAATCTTCTAAATAAGAGCAACCACTGTTTACTTTAATCTTTTCAGTTACACTATCAATAATGTCTTGATTCCATTTGCTGATTCTTCCCAAGAAATTTTGGAATGTCATCAGATATTTTTCATCTTCATCATTATCTGCGCATAATTTACATGCTTCTTCAAAAATAGAATATATTCCCTGAATCATTAAAGGAGTTATTCTGTTAATAAATAAAGCACAGTATTCATTACGAGTGTCAGTTAATGAATTAATATTATAATCGTCCATTTTATAGAATGTCAATATTTTCTAAATACGAACTATTACGCAATTTATAGTATTTAAAAATCATAAACATGAGTAATGACTCATTACGAATTTCCGATGACAATGTTTCTAAATAAATTAACAAATCGTACTTTTCCTTTGATTCTTCTAAATTACTTTCTATGTACTCGATACAATCTAGTCCTGAACAACCTTTTTGATAAAGTGCTTCTGTTTTCTTTATTAATTCACTAGTTTGCATTGTTTCGCATGTATCAAACATTTGCTTAATAGATGTATGTTTCCGTCTATAAAAAGTGACTGGATATTTAATATCGTTAATTCTATGCAAATCACTAACATTTCGTTTAATAACTGGTCGATATACATGTATACTGCAGAATCGCGATAACATCGGTTGTATTAATTTTGTTTTATTATTAATCACAATGAAAAATCGCGTGTAATTTGAAAAAAGTTCTATACAACGACGCAATGCAGACTGTGCATCAATTGTTAAAAAATCAGCATTCAATAATACTATGCTCTTAATAATACTTCCATTGTAATTGTGTATGTTTGTTTTTGCAAAAAATTTAAGTTCATCACGGATAAACTTGATTCCTTTTCCTTCTGCACAATTCACATACATGACAAAATGTTTGTACTCAGGAACATCTTTATAAATATTCTTCAAGAAGTTGTCAAGAATAGTCTTTTTACCTGAACCATGCTCTCCGTGAAAAATAATATTTGGAATTTGTCGTGATGTAATAAATTCATCTAGTTTTTTATATATATCGGGGTGATATACTTGCATAATAGTGCCGTACTTTACAATGTAGTTAAATATTTATATTATTTTTGAATTATACCTTTGATTTATCAAATATAGGATTTGTAATTATTTCATTCTCTCGTTTCCCTTTCTGAACTACCCTCTTTTTATGTTTTCTTTTTCGGCAATTGTATATATTCACTATTAATATAACAAATAGCAATGCAAACATGATTATGATACCCTCGTTGTAATACCCGTTTGACACATCTTCTTCATCATAGCGTGCAACATTTACAGGAGTTGACGATGGTGTTATGAGAGGAATATGGGATATTGCATATGTTGCACTTGGTGTTGGTGTTGGATATTGTGTATGTGTAGTTGTCGGATAAGGACTAGATGTTGGTGTTGCAGTTACTATCATACGACTCGTGCTGTTTTCAATTGCATAAATGATACTTTCCAATGATATCCGTTTTATAGGAGTGGTGATGTTTGAAATATTACATAGGAAAGTATTGTCAATTTTAAAATCACAACTTGATAATGCTTTAGTTTGACTTGCATACAGAGTTTGAACCAACAAAAAATATTTTATATACATTATAGTCATTAAATAATAATGTATATTCTATACGCACTTTTTAAAATCGTTTGAAATTATTTATAATATGTTGTTAGTTGCGGTATTCAATGTTTTGCATACATCAGTATCAATTCTATCATAACAGATAAGAGTATAATCCAAGACTCTTTCTTGTAATTTATCAAATTTGCAATTTGATTTTTTTCGGTCTGTATTATATTCCTGTAATATTTTCAAGATTTCATCTATTTCTTTTGTATTGTTAACAATTGTATTTCCATGCGTTTGAATATTTGCGGCCATCCTTTTGCACCGTGTCCGCATATCTTCTTTATGATCTTGTAATTGTGTGTATAAGTCCTCTATCATTTTAAGAATAGCACTATTAAAGTTTTCATTCACATGAACTTTATTTTTCTTTTGAAACTTTGATGTAATAATTCCCATACTATCTACAGTATATATACACTATATAATTATCCCTATTAGAATATTAATTTACTTGAACTTTGCAGTACTGAATCGTTAAGCCATATGTGTTGATATTATATTTTATGGAAATATTATATCAATTTTATATCAATTTTATATCAATTTTGTCATTTCATATTCAATGTTTATGCCCAACTTTGCAATGATTTGGTGTATGGATTAGAGTTGAACGCCTTTAAAATATCTGGTTGGTTTCGTTGGCATTGCACATCTTGACCATATTCTGTTCTTGCACTTCCGTAACCATATTGTTCTTTTGCTGGACTGGCTTTTGTTACCTGCTGGGGAACCCACATACGATTGTTGTTGCGATCACAATCATTCTTATCTACATGGATATTTGTGTATGTTTGACCGTTAAATAATGGTGCGTTGCTTGTAGTAGGAACACGGCCGCGTGAAATAGGTTCTTTGTCAATTAAGTTTGCGTTATATGCTGCATTGTAGGTTGGTGCGTTTGAAGTTTGAGCTGTATTGCCACCAATACCAGTATATGATACATTTGTTGTATCACGCTCTTGTCCGTATGTTTGTTGTTCGTTTACAGTGTAACCATATCCACCTGCTTCCTTCTGGTTATTTACAAACATGTGGTCTGGTCTGTTTTCAGTCATTTCACGAATAGTAGTTCGTGTTCTGTCATATGGGTTGTATACAACACCGGCTGTAACTTCGCTATTACGAGCATTACCAACTGGTCTTGCGTTTCCAACCACATTTTCTTTGCGTGTAGGACGGAAGATATCCAATAATGGTGCGACGACTGCTTTGGCAAATGTGGATACACCACCGTATTCTTGTTGACCACCGGTTAATGATCTGTTATTTGGTAATACACTAGATTTGTATCCTTTGATTCCATGATCTCCGTCGGTTGCGTTGTATGAATCTTTTGCGTGAGCGTTTGTCACATGTTTTACATTAGGATCTAATTGTGGGCGCATGGGTTTACGGTAAGCACCAACAGTGTAACTTGCTTGTACATCTTGGTCTCCTGCTGTTCCAAAGTATTCAGTTGTTGTCGTTTCTCTATTTTCAGGTTTTAATACTTGTATTTCGCGAGCGCGTTGTGCCTTTTCCAAACCAGTTGTTGTGAAATAGCGTTCAGGGCTGTTGATATAATATGTATCAGGTCTGTTTTTCTCCATTTTGCCCATAATACCACGATTTTGCACATCGCGTTTACCACCCAATACAACACCACCGTATGTTACCTTAGGATTGTTCTTTGCGCGCAATTGGTCTACAGTCTTATCTAACCATTTGTCACGGGATTCCATACCAGCATTGAAACCACCACTTCCTAAAACACCACCTTTTTCATTTAATCCAGGACCAACGCGAGTTTCTTGGAATGGTTTTACATTATTCATAGACATAGATGGGTTTACACGAGATTGTATGAAATCACTAGTGCTTGGCATACCATGTCCCCATTGCATGTTTTCTTCAGGTTTAAATAATGGTGCAATTTCTTTCTTGTGGATAATCTGTGAACCGCTGCCATTTAAGCTATCTAAACGACTCTCATTGTTGTTCAAATCACGAGTGTTTTGCTTTACAGATGAGCCAAAGAATGGAACCATATTGTTATGATTGAGGTCACTTGCACTCACTTGATTTCCAGTGAGAGAAGTATAAGTGTTTGTGTTTTCTTCTGCTTTGGCTTCATATGCAGTTTGTGCGAAATATTTATCAGTTGCTGCATTGGCGTTGGGGTAATATCCTACATTTTTAACAAGCTGGGAAGTTCCTTGCTTAGGATAATTCACTTCAGGAGTTCTGGTATTGATTAATTCTCTTTGTTTGGATTGTGGCAAATTACGGTTTTGGACAAATCCCTCCTTTGTTACTTGTTTCTCTTTTGATGCTTCTTTATCCTGATTAGATAATACATACATACCACCTAATACGACTACAGGTATTGCTAATTCCATTATATATAAAGCAATATATTTTCTTTGCCCTATTTTTCCTATTTAATTAAATAAGTACTTGTAATACTTATTAGATTAAATTAATATTCATAAAGTATAACTACTATGTATCAATGATTTATTTACTGTATGATTTACTGTATGATTATGTTTTATTTACTGAGTGATTTATTTACTGTGTTTTGGTATTTGAGGCATTACACAAGGGTATTTTGTGACATAGTAATCTTTTTCTAAAATACGGGTGCTTACATTATTATGGAATGTCTTGCATACATTTTCTTGAGGGTCCAATAATGGATATTCCCATCGTGTTTGTTCTAAATCTCTATACATCCATGCAGGGTGTGATGCGCGAGTTTCATCCGTAAATGCTTGTTGTGTAGGATAATGTTGAGCAGTGGAAGATTGAACACCGGCGTTGGGAAATTGAGAAGTAGAGCATGCTTTCGTTAATCTGCGTGTGCGTCCATCCAAATCACTTGCAATATCAACAGGTGTGCTGTTAGGAACATGGCGGACATTTGCTCCCCATTGTTGCATGCGAATATGAGGGTCTTCAAAGAAGGCAGGAGTTGTACCATTTCCTGGTTTGTTCAACATGTATCGTCCTGGACCAGTTGATTCTTGTAATAATTTTGCTGTTCTTTGATAATCATAATTGAATCGTGTAAATGCCATATATACTATATCTAAATATTTATTTTATTACAAACAAAGTAAAATGGGTAATATATGTAACTTGTTATTATACAGATATTACTAAGAAAGTATACTTATAAATATTTGGGTCGTTGATTGTTTTCAATCACCAATGGTTCAGGCACCACAGTTTGTGGTCTATCAAAGAAACTTACACCAGGTAACTTCTTCAATCGAGGTGTAAATTCACGCTCGGGTTTTACTAAATTAGTAGAACCTACACCATATAAGTTACTTTCAATATCGGTTGCATTGAAAGATAATACATTATTAGGCATATGTCCTACATTTATACCAAAGCATGGCAAAGCAGTACTGTATGCAGTTCTACGATGTTCATATGTTCTGTCTTTACATATTTCTGTATTCATTCTTTGCTCTAAACAATACTCGTTTTTCATATTAATGTTTCGTGTAGATGCCATATACTATATAATAACATTTCTTTTTCTCCAAACTTAAGAATAATGTGCTACCTGTTGTTGTTTCTGCTTGGATGTTTTCATTATTCTACATATATGAGCATGCGTGCTTTCAAACATATCATACGAAAAACATAACATGAAACCAAATAACATGTCTTCACTCAACATTTGTGCTGCATTTTGTTTGCATTTGTCGTTGAATTCATTATCTAATTCCAGTTCTTCATATAATTGCTCTATTTTCCTGTTAACAGTAGAAAGGTCAAAAGAATCTAATCCAAATACAGCAAGTAATTCTTTACGGTACAATGCATCACTTTTATCTCCATCGTATTTTTTGTAGGTTACTTCAAGGTGGGTATTATAAACCATATAAAGTTCTTATTTTTATAATTTTATATAGTTTTCATGAAAAGTTTTCTTATGTAAAGAGAGAAACAAGAATTAAATGCATTTATTGTTTTTTGGAATGTAAATATTCATTATCACGAATTAATTCTCTGGAAGGTAATCCACCACGGATCCATCCTTTGGAAGCTACACCTTCTACTAAATTGGAAGGGTTAGTTACACTTGCTTTTAAGGAAGGAATCATAGGAGTATATTGGTTTTCGAATTCGGTTTCAGTTACTGTGCTGCAACTCTTTTTGTTGGTGATGTAATCTCCTTGTTGGATACGGGATTCTTCAATGGGACGGCAAGGTCCGCGTCCTAAATAAGGTACAGTGGCAAATGGACGGGTGAACAAGCTGATGCGAGCTTTGGGGTTTGTTTGTACGGAACCAATCTTAAGATTGGAGTCGCTATCGATGTTGCAACCACCTGCACCGGAATTTCCGTAACCACCATTGACAAATACATTAGGTTGGCTTGTTGCGAAGTCAAGAGGCTTTTGTAATCCACAGTTTTGAGAGAAGTAGTTTGTCACATTGTATGAACCGTAAGAGGTATTTTGCTTGTTGCGTTCTGTATTGTAACATACATCATCTCCTAAACGAGTTAAACTATCAAAAGTATAATTGTATACACTGGCCATTATATATATAAATATAACATATATTTTTTTATCAAATATATTTTATCTATGATTTAAATGAGTTTCAATGAGATTTGAATTAGTTTTTAATTAAGGATAATTAAGGATTTGTGTATCTATAGTTTTTCTTTTCACATTGGATTCCATCACCTTCTTTGCATGATTTCATTCCACCATAACAGAATTCAGCAAATGCTTTTTGGTCATTTGGTATCTGTGTGTTTGCTGTCGTATAGAATCCTCTCATTGAACTTTCAAATTCAATATTATCCCCTAAATCATGGAATAATCTTTGGTCCAAATTCTTTTTCACGGATTCATTAATCTCTTTTTCGACTTCTGGATTGAAAGAAGGGGCAGCTGGTTTTCTTGTTGGATTGTATTGGATTTCAGGCAATTTCACATTCATTAAAGGATTATCTTTTTTCGGTTCAGTAAACATTGGTTTTGTGGCTTTGTAGAGTTCAGGATTTGTGAATCCTTCTTTGATTGCTTCTTTTAATTCTTCCTTCTTTGTTTCTTTTGTTTCTTTACTTTTCATTGAATGATACAAAACAATGACACCAAGTGTAACAACAGACGATACAATTATCTTAACATTTTTTGTCATGATATATCCAACTACACCAAGCAATATTACTAAACGAGTAATAGCATTTAGTTTTTGTTCTAAACTATAAGATGCGTCTGGCCATAATTCTGTAATATATTTTCTGTTTAATAATACTGTTATGTTATTTAACCAGAATGATTGTTCCATGTATATATATACTAATATAGAAGTTTTATTACAGCATTACTTATTATATTACTCTTGAATTGCCTCTTTTTCTCTTAATGCTTCTTTATCCTTACTCTTTTTCTTTTTGCGTTTCTTCTTTTTACTCTTTTTTACTCGTGGCGTTTGTTCTACATCGTTAAGCAATTGCTCTTGTGCTTGAAGTGCCATTTGTTCCATATATTTTCGTTGCTCTTCCGACATCTCTTGAACAACCGTGTTTTGTTTTGCTGCTAAACGTTCCTGCATTCGCTCACGCATCTTTGATTGTCTCATGTTTTTTGCCATATGACTCTGGAAAGCTCCCATATTTACATTTGCACCCTTACCAAGAGGTAGTCCAAACTGTTTCAGCATTGATTTTATGTTTCCCATTCCAGGCATATTATTCATCTTTGACATCATCTCGCCTGCTTCTTTCATCAATTCACTTTCTTTGATTGAACCGTCCTTGATTTTTGTCTCTATTTTGTTACCAATGCCCTTCACTAAATTCATAAGTTTTCCTGGATTCTTGAATAACTTTTGGAATACATCATTTACATTGGTTGCACCATCCATATCTACATTCAACTCTTGTGCGGTTTCCTCTGCAATTTCGCGTGCTAATGCACCAAGTTTTCCTCCCAACATACCATTCAAGTGACTATGGATATCTTCGGGATTGGGAAGATTGTCAAAATTAATATTTGAACTATCAATAGGTGTACCATCCTCATTTTCAAATAAAGAATGCATCTCTTCCAATGTCTTTTCTAATTTCTGTTTTAATTCGTCCTCATTGATTGCTTCGAAAAGTTTTGCAGTATCTCCAAAGGAATTCTCATGTTTGATATCCGACACTACGCTAAATAATATAAGCTGTAAGTATTTCCATATTACTTCCTTTGTTTTTGCGGAAATATCTTCGCCCCATAATCGTTTAAAATCAATGTTGGGTAAAAAATATAAGGTATCGTATTCAGATTTTGTAAATATATCCTCATTTTGATATAAAATGTCGAAAAAACGCTCTGGATAAATAGATAAGCAATGTTGATATAATGCCTCTACATCATCTGTATCAGTATTATTTTGCAAGACATCAATAATACCTGCATCTAAATTCTCCTTATGCTCTGGGAATGTATGCAATAGATCTGGAACAAATTCTTTAATAATCTTGTAGAATTCTTCTTTGTTTGTATTAACTGGTTCTGTATCGGTCATTATAAATAATATGTTGTATATTGTGTTTAAATCCTTGAACATATTAATTATATAATTCACTAATTTTTGTCAAATTTTGAATATATTGCATCGCTTTCTTTTGATTCTCCTCTCCCATATTGCGAATGGGTTCGCGAAGACGGTTAATTGACTCCATAATGGTGTTTTGATTGTTATTTCCTTGGAGGTCATCAGAATAATCCTTATTCAAAAAGAATGATATGTCTCCACCTAGAATTTCATCTCTGTATTTTCCTGTAATATGCGCTTTCCAAATCTTAACAATTGCACTTGGATTTGCCTTTTTAAGCATCAATAACGCTGATTTGGCAGTTTTTATTTGTTTATCTTCAGGAAAAATGGAGTGAACATCCTCCAAGAATTCAACAAAGTGGTTATTAAAAGCACCAATTATAGATGTCATGTTTCTATCATTATATAAATGTAATTGTTTAAATGTTTTATAAGTAAATTAATTTTAATAGTAGTGTTCTTTGTAATCATTGTACTATAATTGTATACTTTGTGTTACATTCAGCTATCTTGAAGATATGTATCATACATATTCTTATCCATATATGATTGTTCAATATATTGAATTGACGACTTTTTTGCTTGTTCATCCAATCTGATACTATACAAGAAAATACCGTTTTCATCATTGTACGAATCAAGCTGTTTAATAGTATCAATTCCAACACCCCCTACTTCCTCAATCAACTGGAAAAAATGTGTGTTTATATCAGTAATTATACCATATACTGATGGAGTAATATCAACAGATGCTTTCACACTTTCTACTACACCAATTGGTTCATTGTTGCAAATCTTATCATTAATCTCCTTAAATGATTCTGCGTATACAATATCTCCTAACTGTTCTACTCCATGCGTTGTAAATCCAAACTTAATTTCTGAGATTGCTTTCATATTCTTTTTATTTATTTCAAAATCACACCATATGAAATCATGATTTTTGTTAAAATATGAAATATTGCGCAGATGAACTTGTGAGGAAGACCTTATGAATTTTGTAAATGGGCGAAACATGATTATATTAATATAATGAATTTGTTTATATTAATATAGTTAATATTGTAATTGTTATACGGTATATACACATAGTTATCGTTACTACATACGAGGAGGTTGTTGAGGAACATCCATATTTCTTTGAGCAATTAGCTTGTCAAGTGAAACATCTCCACCTACCTTGTCTGGACTCCAATTGTCGGGAGGTGTTTCAATGGTGTCATTTTGATTCAATAATACATAATTATGTATTTGTCGTAATCCACCAGACCCTTTTGCTGACATTTCGTCTGAGCTTTGGTCCAAAAAACTATAATTATCGCTCATAATGGAACCAAATTGACCCATAGAAAATGCTAAAGGTTCTCCATTCATTTGGGTACTTTGCATGTTGATTTTCTCTTCCTGCTTGATGAGATGACTTTTAATTTCATCCCCAACAACAACACGGTGCCCTCGATTGAGTAATAGTAGTGCCGGAACTCGCGTAATATTGGGTGGCAGGAGAATTTGTTGACCATTTTCCAATAATATATATGTTGCTCCATTTTGTTTTGTTCGTTTATCAATGCAGATGAAGTGCACTTCTTCTTTCAATTTAGATTTAGCTAAAAGAGTTATTAAATCTTTACTATGTTCGCAATAATTGCTATAATATAATACACAACTCATACTATATTTAATATCTAAAATGAATTTTTTAATAGAACGAATATAACAAAATTGATATTAAAATAAAGTATAGTACATATATAAAAACAAACATGGCTGCTACATCTGAAAGTAAGAATTCTACACATATGAGCGTGTCTCCTATTGTTAAAAATATTGAGGAAGAAAATAATATTCTAACATTTACTGTTTCAAATAGCAATGTTAGTTTCATTAATGCTATTCGCCGAGTTTTGCTGTCTGAAATTTCAACAGTTGTATTTAGAACTGCACCATATGATAAATCAATGACTACTATTCATAGCAATACCACTCGTCTTACCAATGAAATTTTCAAGCAACGATTGAGCTGCGTTCCTATTCATATTACGGACCCTTCTATTGACTTGAATACACTTGTTGTAGAATTGGATAAGCAGAATGAGAGTGATATGATTGAATATGTGACAACCGAAGATTTTAAGATCAAAGATAAGACAACAGATAAATATTTGCCTAAACGAGTTGTTCATCAGTATTTTCCACCAAACCCAATCACTGGAGACTATATTATTCTGAATCGTCTTCGCCCAAAGATTTCCGATACCATTCCAGGCGAGATGATTCAATTGGAGGCACAGATGACACGGACTACTGCACGCGAGGATTCTTGTTTCAATGTCACCTCAACATGCAGTTATTCGTATGCACAGGATCCTGTTAAACAAGAATCTACATGGAAGACAATGAGCCAAGAACTTCGCAAAAAGGGAATGGATGATGATGAAATCGAATTCGAAAGAAAAAACTGGTATCTCAATGATGCGAAACGCATTTTCACACCAAATACATTCGACTTTAAATTAGGCACTATTGGAGTATATACTAATCAACAACTTATTCACAATGCATCCAATGTTATGCTATCTAAATGTGAATCATTAATGGAACAGCTCACTACACAACAAATTTCAATCGAACCATCCAAAACTACAATGCCATATGCATTTGATATCACTCTTGAAAACGAAGATTATACGATTGGTAAATGTGTTGAATATGTATTGCATGACCTATTCTACAAGAATAAGAAATACATTACATTTGTAGGATTTTTGAAGAGTCATCCTTATGATGCCGATTCGATTATTCGTGTTCAAATGGATTCTGGTAAGGCAACCAAAAACGAGGTTAACCTAATCGTTCTGGAAGCGGTTTCAATTGTCAGACAATACTATGAATCACTCAAAAGTCAATTCTAGATACTAGATACTATATTTTACACAATAAAAAATTTGTATAATAAATAATTTTTTATTGTGTTTCGTTGTCAATGCATAATGTTACTATTTATGTTGCTTCATTAAGAACCTCTGTTTTTTCATCAATATATTGTTTACGAAGCTTGTAATTTAGTGTATACATCAAACGGGGTGGTTCCAAATTGTTAATGTAGTTAATGACTTGATGTTTGTCAACAACTTGTTTATCATGCATTAGTTCTTCCAAATAGAGTTTATGAAGGGCATACATGTGTGATCTATATTCATATGGATAATCCTTTAGTGACTTCTTTTTGAACACAAAACATTCAAGGTAGTTGCTATGAAGCTGGGTGGTAAATGCATGAAGTTGGGTCCGCAATGTGGAAAATTCCTCCTTATATTCAGGATAATACTTCAAGAAATCGCGGACAATCCCTTGACGACGCAAGCTATAATATTGATATTGGGTCTTTGGTTGATTTCCACGGAGCTTACGAACAATCTCATAGGTAGGGTTCCTCATCTTTGCACGACGCATTGTATCTTTTTCGTACACAACAATTCCCATAACATAATATGGAACTGAACCATCGACACTGGATGCGTATTCTCTAGTTACTGAATCCCAGTCCTCAAATCCACCATATCGTGTCGGAATATTTACCTTGCTACATAGTCTCATGTCTGAGCGATAATGAACATTACGAATCTTTGTTCCCTCGATTTGATATACAGCACACAAATAGAGTTTTGGTTTCACACATGGGACTACAATTCTATTTTCAGGGTGTTGAAATGCAAAACTGTATGAATATTCTTTATTCAAATCCTCAAACTCCAAGCCATTTTCATTCATTGCTTCTAGGAACATTCGACGGAATGTTTTTCCTTCCTTGTAGAATTGACCACGCCCACCAATAAGGGAACGCGTGTTTAGTTTCCAGTCATCCTGATCATAATATACATTAATCATTGTTCCTTCAACATATTCTTCAAAGATAAGATCATCAAATTGCTCTTTTGTAGTATATTTTTCTTTGAAACTTGAAATTGGAGCACTCTTTGGTGGTGAAAATGAAACAATTTTGTTGTCACGAAGACAAACAGAACGGAACAATCCTAGTGTATCTACATTTCCAGGTGTCAAAAAGTTTTTATCGTATTTCAAAATAGTAAGTCCGTCTTTTTGCTTGGAAATAAGATGTTTAGAATTAATATATTCCTGATCATCATATTTATCAAAATCAAAGTAGGTAGATAGATCGTAATCGTTATGTGCTGCCATTGTAATAGTTATTACTGTTTTTATTTCTTTAAATATGTTCTTCAATTTTATTCGTACTAGATAAAATTTTCTATTGTACTTATAGAGTAATGGCTACACATTTAGAATTAGGGACTATTATTCAAATTAATTCAGAAACAAATCCTACATATCAAGATAATACATATCTCATTACATATATTGATAGTTCACGAATTTCATTACTGAATGATACCACATTTGAAACCATTCAATTAAATATTGATGATGGAGCATTTGAAGATGAATCAATTGAGTCAGTTGTTATATTGAGTAGACCTGAAGAGAAAGGTTACGCACGACAAAACGGATTGGTGAAGGATACTTGGATTGATATTCATTTTGGAGGAGAAGTACCCACCGTATTTACTGGTGTAATTAGTGATTTAGAAGAAGATATGATTGAGCTCAAATTATATTCCGATGGAGAAACAAACAACCAAGTAATATATATTGACTTCGCATACAAAGGAATACCTGAAAACTTACCTATTGAAAAAATACAAATCAGAAATCCACCTGCTGGATTGGTAACTGAAAAAAAGGAACTATCACCCGATGTTAAAATGACCGTGATTGAAGAGGAAAAATCAGAGGATATTGAAGACGAAGAAGTAGATGAAATGTCATTTGAAATTCCTGTAGATGTCATACGCGGAAAAATCAAGGATGTTATTGCAGAAGCAGATGACCTTGTTCTTGGCGATTTCCTTGGAGCTGTTACACAAGAAGTATATGTTCCTGAAAGTGAACGCAGATATGATATTAGCGAACAAACAGAGGATTTATTAAATGAGCTTCTCTCTAAGATACCAAACTCAGACCGAACTTTACGCGTTATGAACAACCTAAATCAAACTATCACCCGTTTTAAACAGTTACGAACTATCTACTCCAATATTGATGAACGCGGTGTTGTAACCGAGGTTCTCCACAAAGAAGCAGACCATAAACCATTGGTAGATAAATTGTGCAACTTGCATACTAACTTAAAGTGGATTCTTCCCGTAGTATCAAACAAACGAAAGGTGTATGATGTTGATGATGTCACATTAGCAGATACCCCTGATGTAGTCTCATTTAGTATGGCAGTATCAAGAGATAATGATACAGAGTATGAAAATCAGTATTATAATGGTAGTGCAAGTGATGATGTAAATAAATACAACCGCTTTATCCGGTCAATGAGTCAATCGTTTACACCATTTGAAGCTCCAGAAGATTCCGAAGAAATCATACACGAAGGAGATGTACAATCCGATCTTATTGCTGTGATTGACAACTTGATTAGCAATGAACAATCTCTCTATTCAACTATTGTAGACCGTGATAGACTTCGCAAACAACGGTTTGTAATTGAACGATACAATCTTGGCATTAATTTCAACAAAACTAACTACAGAGATACATTCCATTCACACGAAGAAGAGCCTATTACTCAGTCAGACAAAGCTCATGTTAAAGGTTTCTTAATGTTACCAAAACAGTTTGTCGCATACAGTCACATTACATTGCCCGGAACTCCTATTTTCGAAAAGGCTAATTTGAATAAGAAATCACTCCAATATTGGTCTCTCCTTCGTAAATCATCTTCTGTGGTAAGTGAGGTAGTAGATTCCACCGCAAATGAGATTGATTATGATGGAACATTCTTAGAAGAAATGAAATACATTACTTTTGATACGGCAATGGAAGAAGATGACAAATATAAACGGTTTGTTCGTGCATTCATTCCAAAGACAAACTTCATATTTGATGCAGTGAAAGAAACAATCCGCAATGGTGTAGATTATACAAAGGTTATCCGAGCATTAGAACCATTCCTTATCTATAACAATGAAATCGTATATACAGAATTCAAACAAATAAGGAAATTCGTTGCCGATAATATTGAACGACTCATGAGACATATTGCAGAAAATGAACCATCTGTAAATAAATTGCGTAACTGGAAATTAAAGACGCTTTACAGCAGTTCAATTGTATTGCAATTGTTAGAAAAATCCGAGACGAAAGATGACATATTAAGCAAATATGGATTGGAAGAAAAACAATTGTCTGGTGAAGTATTGAGAAAAATAATTACAACTGATTATGGTAAATTGTATATGAATAGTTTGTCTTTACTTTTGTCTTCTCTCTATAGTGACATAAACATTAGGGAAGTTTTGGAAGAAAAGCTAAAGGAAATGAACTCTTTGGAAGAAACTAAGGATGATGAAAGTTGTGCTACTATGAAACTTGTCAAGTACTATATGGATTTTGATGAATTGCAAGATGATAATGGAAAAGATGTGTATTATGATAAGAAATATGACGAGACTCGGTATGATATATTAAGTGAATATAAGGACCAACAAGATACTATGTCGGAAGAAGAATTCCTTGCATATTTGGTGGCTGAATTACAAATGAATGTTGGTATGAAGGAAGAAGATGCCCAACAAGAAGCGGATGCCTTGATACATGGTAAGCGCAAAGTAAGAGATGGAGAATATGCTGTCTTTGAGACATTTGATGGTGAAGGAAATATATTGTATTATGTGTATGAACGAAGAAACGACATGTGGAATATTGACGAAACAAAAACAACAAATGAAGATATCACCATGCAATCTTACTTCTGTTCTTCACAACAGCGGTGCTTATCTGTAAATGAGGAATGCTTATCAACCGATAGTGTGCGTCGTTCTCTCGATAAGAGTATAACAAAAGACATAGTAAACTCAATTATGGATCAGCATATTGCGAGTAACGAAGAAACAAAACGAGTTATTACTACAGCATTTGAATATGACAATACTCAGATTCAGCAACTAAAACAGTTATTCATAGAAGAAATGTTTGAATATAGTACAACGAAATACAATCTTGGACTCACTATGGAAGCAAGTGAAGAGAGAAGATCACCCTATAATCGTTTACGCGATTTAATATTGGGACAACAGGATTTCGTAAAACGACAAAATAATATGCGAAAATTCATTGCACATGCCACAAGAGGTGCTCGCGTATTTACAACTGATGAAGATGAAAACTGGCTCTATTGCAAGAAAACAGATGTTAAATTGCTACCTAGTTTCTATAGCACTCTTGCATACACTCCATTATCCAATTATGAAGCCGTATTAGATGTTATATGTAAAGAACGCGGTGTTATTAGTGATGATGGAGATAAATGGGTTGATAAACACAGTGGATACACAATCCGTTTTATTGATTTTGATGTAGAAGAAGGTTACGAAGATGGTTTCAAAGTATCGACACGCGAAGTATTAGAAGAAGATGCATATGATGTGGCTAAAAAGTCTCTTGTATATGAAAGCAAAAAAGAAACGATTGAAATGAGATACATTAAGAATATAATTGCATCACTCTCTCATAGCATGGGTGTTAACATTGATTCTTCCCATGAATTCATTATCAAGAATGTATTGTTGTTAATCCATGAGTTGCATGGAGATAAAGCTGCATACAATGCAAAGAAAAAGGCAAGCAAGAAGAAAATGCCTACATATGAGGATAAATTACATCAGTTCTTGTTATATTTCACTGGATTATTCGTTTTGCTTAGTGTGCAAACAGCCGTTCCCAGTATCAGAACAAAGAAAACATATCCTAACTGCAAGCGTTCCTTTGATGGATTCCCAATGAATGAAGACGGTGATTACACAGGATTGGAATATGTCGCATGTATCATGAAGAAGACTTCCGGTGGTTCTGAACCATGGAATTCAATCCGTAAGTTGAAAGAGGAAAGCCTTGTTAAGAACATGAAAGTGCTATATAATCGTTATGTATCAACCATGGGTGATGTCGAACAACGCATAGCTGAAAAACAAGAGCACATGAAAGCTAATCCACAGAGTGACCATATACCATCAGAAGTTGGAGTAGAACGATGGACCACATTCTTACCTCCTTTACAGCGCATTCATATTGACCGCGTTGATAATGTAAACGCATTATTCCAAGACGAGTTTAAGCGCCACTTACAAAGTGGTAACAAAGAACAAACAACAGACTTATTCATTATTAAAAGTAAGATATTGTTTAAATCTTTGGAGATTATACGAGAGATAAATAAAATTGTAGAAAAGGAGGACGCATTATTAGAGACAAAAGGAGGAGAACCATTTTTGGAAAATGCGTGTTGTGAAACGGGATTGGGGGTACATACCCGAAAATACTTTGTAGATAAAAACAGAGAAATTGGTATCAATATAGAAGATGTTAAACAACTCACAAATGTAATACATAATGTTGCCGATTTAACTCGGTCCGCCATATTGTATTCAGATGCAAATACCAAAATCAAATATCCATCATTATCAACCCAATTTTCAGAGAAGACGATTTATCAAGGATTCATAACATTCTGTAAGATTAACAAGAATATTCCATTGCCAAGCAATATACAACCATATTGTCTAGATAACAAGAGTGGATTCACATCGACAAACACATTACAAGAAAAAATCCAAATATTGCGTTCAGAAGGTAAGAATTTCTCATATGAAGCATTTACACAGCTTCTTACGCAAGTGAATAAAAATAGAATGTTGCAATTATCATTGGAAGAGAGAGTATCGTCTCAAAAACAGTTATTAGAGGAATATTTACAAAATATGAACATGAGTGAGACGCATATCAATGTGGAATTTGAACAAAAATTGCTTGAATTATTGGATTCATTTACAGTAGTGAAAGAGGATGAAGACCCCATCTATGATGCATTATTGGATTATGTGGCAGAAGCAAATAGTGATATGTTTGCAACATTGAATGAATTCTTACAGACGCGATTGAATATTAGACAATCTAAGAAAGACGAATTAACAGAGTTTATTAAGAAGATAGGTGAATTTGAGTCTCATAAAGCAAGTGATATACATACCAAAGAAGACAACACTTTTGTATATAAAAAAGAATTCTTACACGGTGCTATCAAGCAACTTGTAGAAGATATACCAAATATGATAGAAAAGAAGGTTAATTTCGAAAAAGTAAAGATACCGTCACACTGGAACTTATCAAAGAGACATGCTGTTGATATTCAAGACATTATTGCAAAAGATTTTTCAGTATTACGAGAGAATTACGAAAGTGAGCAGATGATTCCAGTATTGAAAGAAATTCAATCCAATCACATGGTGTATTTAAATATTGTAGATAACATTCCATTCATGTATACAAAGAAGATAGGGAAAAATGTGGTTCAATCAATGTTTAACCAAAATATTGTAACACACATATATGTATTTATAATATACTCTGTATTAACATCAATGATTGATACATTACAGAAGAATATTGATATGGATGTAGATTCTACAATAAGTGGTGCTGCGGCAGAAGAACTTGCTCGTTCAGATGCATCTTTACTCCAAGAAGAGTTGGCAAATTTAATACACAACATATGCAGTGTCTTTATGCAACACAAGAAACAAATTAATACAAATAAGCAAACAATTATGGAAACCTTAATGATTATCCGTGATACAGAGAAGGATAGAAAGACGCGTTACTTGAAGGATTTGACAGATGAAGAGCGTCAAGTTGATACCGCATTTAAGCATATGAAACTTGGAAGATGGAGTAAAGGTATGGAAAAAGGATTGACACAATATGTGCGTGAAACATACGATGAAGAGAGAAACGAAGCAGAGCGTGAAGCCTTATTAGACCTTGAGCTAAGTGCAAACATGAATGTATCGGATATGAATCGCGATATTTACAGATTTGAAGCATTTGAAAGAAAATTAGCAGAACAAGAAATAAGTGACGAGGCATATGATATGTCAGCATTGGGTGACGACGATGAATTGCCAGAAGGATATGATGGTGATGAATATTAGATGAGTTCCCATTTATAAAATAAGTGAAACTTAAATGAATGTATTAAGAATATTTTTACATACTATTTTTAAAAATAATATGTAATTGTACTATAAGTAATGATTTCACGACGATATATTAGAAATAATTTGGTATCTGTTTCAATTGTGCTCTTTTTATTAGCATTTGTTGCACTTCAATATACAAAACCTGGATTTATATATAATAAAGATGGCTCATTGCGAGTATTTGGTGTAAACAATAGTAGAAAAACAATATTTCCTATTTGGCTTGTCACAATTATAGTTGCTATACTTTCTTATGTAGCAGTTTTATACTATTTAGCATTCCCTAAAATACAATATTAGAGAGAAGATAAAAATACAAGTTTCAAATTGATATATAACATTTCGTTAATTATCATTTATATATCAATCAAAAATAGCATATACCATCTATTCCCTAATGTAATATTGTTTTGGTTTGTTATCTTTTTCTTCTGTTGCTTGTTTTGCCATTGCTTGTGTATGTTTTGCATGATTGGATTCTAATTGTTTGACACTGTGTTCGCATTCAATTGCAGCTATTTGAGATGCACTTATGGAAGAAATCAATCCAGCGACAAGCACTTTCCAAATACATTCTGCAATATTGTCCTTGGTATACACGAGTGACCGCAAAGATTCAAGATTGGAAGAAAAGTTAACACGAGAAGGATTAATAATCTTGTTGAATTTAAGATTTTTAATAGCACTATCAAAATTTAGAGGTGTCAGAGTATTGATTAGCAATGAAGGGTCATTGTATATTTTTTCAATATCCTTACTTCTGTAACTAGTATTGAGCATATCATTTAAATAGGTGGATACCCCTCTTATTTTAGCATACAAGTATCCAAAAGTGTTAGAAAATGGACCCTTCCATCCAGGACACATTGTAAGCAAAACACTAAATACACCAAATATGAATAACCAAGGGACAATACCATACACTAATCCATACACCCATTGAACTTCTCCACACATGGAACCAGTTCCAGTATATACTAAACTAACTACACCACCAAGGAGTAGAATATAATATATATATGTAACAATATTCAAAACCTTTGGCTTATTTAATAAGAATGATTTAACAACATAATATAATATAGTTAAACCGGCAGAAACGCCAAATAATGATGCAGATAAATCAACCATATACATATTATGTATAAATTAATTTATTTAAATGTCCTTTAAATGTAAGTCAATTATGAATGTTTCGCTTGTTGAACCAGGTGTCAAATACTTCTTTAACGAAACTCTTAAGAATTGCAAAAAAGTAAAATATGAATACTATAATTCGTTGTTAAATTTTATATTGTTCATTATTCTTGTTTTTATTGTAGGAGGAACCATGTATTTCAAATATAAAAACAAAGAAAACAGTTATCAGAAGAAAGAAAGAATCCGGAAACAAGAAGAATATTTAGCAAATAAATTACATGGAATTAAGATGGAAAAACAGCGTGAGCGCGGACAAATGATAACAAACATCCCTGAGTTTGAAAGTACACAACACATACAAATGAAAAAATTTTTATAGCCATGTAGTATAGATAATATGGAAGAATACATTGAAACGTTGGACAAGTATTTTAAATTAAAAGCCAAATATGATAAACAGCTGAACAAAAAGAAGCACAGCATATTGGTTGATGAAGACCGTAGTCGCAAAGAAAAACGGTCCGATATACAAAAAATCAAGATGAGCTGTATTGGATGCGGAAGAGCGGTTGGAACAATATTCTCGGACAAAGACAGAACATACAGTGCAGTATGTGGAAATCGCGTTGACCCATGTAATTTGCATATTAGCATAAAAAAAGGCACTACATTCAATGTAGGAAATCATTACAATAGTGATTTGGATACTCGTAATGATGTGCGTAATAAAATAGTAACAACGAAGTTGGATGTGTTATTTGGATTAATCGATGATGTCACTATGGAGGAAACATTCGAAGAATTAAAGAGCCAACATGCTGATATTTCTAGTTATGTAACGATGGTTGAAAAGTTATTAGAAGGAGATAATGAAGAACGGAAAAGAAATATCCGTGATGTTACGCGAATTGTTCAGGAATTATTAGAAGAACAAAAGGATTTATTACAAGAATATATGAAGGATACTGCTCCTTCTAAAATGCGGGAAGTAATAGAGCTTTATGTAACTAAAATTATTCCTGCATTCGATGTAATCGCTCAAAACAAATATGATTATCGTGAAGTAGAAAAATGTGTTGTTGATATTGATTCTAGCGATACTAAAAAGTGTTTGATGACAAAATATAAGAATATTGAAGAATTTGAAAATGTGGCAACGCAACCAGTAGTTGTTGAATTCAAATTAAAATAGGTATATAAATACGAATAGTAAGATTATTATTTATATACTTGATTCTGTTCGGATGATTGTTTGTGTTCGCATGTTTGATTTTCTTTACGAAGCATGAATCTTTGTCCATGATTTTGCATTATTAATGAAAGTCTCTCGGTCATTTTTATATTCATGTGCAATGTCTGGTTCAAGAGGATCATCCGGATTTGGATCATTCAACAATGAGCAGATAGAAAGAAGAACCTTGGATGTTGTTAGTGCTGGACTCCAGTTAGTTTTCAATATATCAACACAAATAAGACCCTTCTTGCTAATATTGGGATGATAAATTTTAGTTAGGAATTTAATCTTGGGGGGTTTGAATGGGTATTTTTCTGGAAAGGTAATGTCTAATGTAAATACCCCTCCTTCATATGGAGATTCTGTCGGTCCAATAAGGGTTGCTTTCCAGTGATAAATATTATCATTTACAATACCAGCCGAGCAATTCACAGGTGGTGTTTTTTGTATAATTTCTAATTCTCGTTTTAATCGTTGAACAGATGCCATAATAATATATAATTTCATAAAGAATTGTTTATATCATTTTATTTACACCTAGTATAAATATTTATAGAGTTGTACACTATATGGATGAATTTTTTAATGAATACTCAATACCTCTATTTAGTATAACAGGATTATTAGCAATATGTTTATGTATAGAAAAAACATATTATTGTTGTAAACGACGACAAAATGTTGTTATTAGACACACAAATAAGGTTCCTGTTCATACAATACGCGGAGACGGTGATAATGAGATAAATCCATTACAAGCAGTTTGTGTAGATAATAGACATAGTATCAATAGTGAAAAGGTTAAGCAAGCTGTGAAAGTTTTAACTGCAAATAAAAAGGTACATACCAAAAATAATATTATTAAAAACAACTTATATAAGGTATATTTTCCACCAACAAGTGCACGCAAATTGAACAAGCTTTAGAAAGATATATTCATGAATATGGAATTTATTTTTGTTACTTGAATAATTACTTGAATAATTAGATGAATATTTAAATGTTCAAATAATATATATGAAATTTATTAACATCCCAATTTTTATATTAAGTTTTGCAGTTGGACTTTTCTTTGTATACATAAGTTCAACATCCAATAAGAGAATTGTTGTATATCCTACTCCTGAAAACCAAAACAAGGTACAATTCGTAGATAAAGCAGAAACATGTCACAGATACATGTCTACCGAAGTAGCCTGTCCTACAAATTCCGATAAGGTTGTCGAATACGATGTGCAAGCATAGAGAAGTATTATATGTAGAAACAATTTTATAGATATAATATATACATGAATCTTAAACAACTTATTTACAGTCCTGGTGGCAAAGTATTCATATCTGTGTTATTAGGTTTAGGATTAGCAACTATGTTTAGAAAAGCGTGTAATGAAAGAAATTGTTTGAAATTTGTAGGACCATCTGTAAAAGAATTGAAGGAAAATACATACAAATTCAATGATAAATGCTATACATTTAAGACAACCGCAGAAACTTGTTCCAAAAGTAAGAAACGAGTTCGTTTTGCGTAAATAATAGAGCAAACATTTCTCTAGAATGTCTATATATGTCTGCTGGAACAACAAGTATTGATGATTTACCCACAAAAGATGAAGCAAATATTACTTTAGAAACATCAAGTGTCCCGGTTCAACAAACAGGAGAAAGAGCTATGGATAGTGGAGCCCCACAACCTAACATACAATTATCCACTTCTGACATAAGCAAAATTGTTGAGGGTATACAAATGGCTAGCGCAAACAACATGACTGCATTGCCATCTAGAGATATTCCACAAAATCAATCTACAATTACGAATGATCCTCAAGTTCAACCAAACCATGTTCCAGAGAAAAAAGGAGGATTTGTAGAAGAATTTGACAACACACACGCACGATTGTATCAAGAGCAAATGCAACAGCAAAAAAACGCTGAACAATTGGATAGTTTCTATGATAAATTACAAACACCTATTATGATTAGTATCATATTCTTTATTTTCCAATTACCGTTTTTAAACAAATTTTTGTATCGCTATTTACCAAGTTTATTTCTAAAAGAAAAACAATTGTCTATTGGAGGGTATGTTGGTAAAACAATTCTATTTGGTGCTGCATTTATGTTTGTTCAGCATGTTATTAATGCACTAAACGCTATTTAGTTTGGTTATTTTAATATTCATCATTTCTGAAAATAACGAAACCAATTCATCATTTTTGTAGTCATGAATGTATTTTATTTCTTTTATTCCAGATGCACACAACATTCGCATACATATAATACATGGATAGTGTGTAATATAGGCAGTAGAACCATAACAACTCACTCCTCGTTTTGCACAATCAGCAATTGCATTTTGCTCTGCATGAACAGTTGCTTGCTCGTGATTATTACGAATGATTGATGTATGAGGACAACCTGGTAAAAATCCATTATATCCTTGGCTGATAATTCTATTTTCATGTACTAAAAGGCATCCAACATGTAATCTCTCGCATGGGGACCTCTCACTTGTAGCAACTACCAATTTTGTAAAATACTCATCCCATGATGGTCTATTTGCCATATCTATATATAATATCAATACTCTTTCTTAATTATTTTATTGTATAATTTAAGAATAATAATATATTTGAATTGTAACTGCCTTAGTATGTTTGAAGATAATGTGAAAACATTTATAAAAACATTGGAAAAACCAGAAAAGCCTGTCAATATTGATATAGTATTAGAAGGAGGAGGGTTTAATGGTGCATACGAATATGGTGTATTAATGTTATTGAAAGAAATGGAAGCACAAGATTTTATAAAGGTTGGGCGTATTTCAGGCGCAAGTGTTGGTTCTATATTAGCACTTTGTTATCTATCTAACAATATGCACTTTTATACAGATCATTACGATATTATTCGCGAATCATTCAAAGAAACAGGAACATTATCAAAATGCAAGGAAATATTGAAAGAACGGATTTATGGGTTTTCAGATGAATTGTTTGAATCATTTCAGCAGAAAAAATTATATATAACTTATTTTGATGTGAACAAAAAGAAGCAGATGGTTCAAGAAAGTTTCGCCAATAAAGAGGATTTGCTACTAGGAATTGTAAAATCATGTTATGTTCCCTTTGTCTTTGATAATAATGTTGCCTATAAAATAGAAAACGAGGCATATATGGACGGAGGACAACCTTTTATATTTAAAGAACGGGCTTGCGATGACAGACGAATATTGTACATAACAATCAACCAATTAGGACGATTGCGCAATATGTTTTCACTCAAAGGAGAGAAGGACCAAAATGGTAGAATCCTAGAAGGGCTATTAGATGCTATGCAGTTTTTCACATATAATAAACGAACCACTATGTGCAGTTATGTGAATTCTTGGAACCTCTTTGATTTTATGGTAATACGGTGTAAACAAGCTGGTTTACTATTTGCTGCATATTTCATATATTGTATATTATACACACATTCATGTATACCGGAAGGGATAAAAACAACATTGTTGTATCAACTAATAAAGACGATAATGATAACAATTTATAAAGATATTATGTTGTATTTTTGTTTCTAAATGAACTATAGAACCTCTATAACCGACTTTTCAAAATAAATTAGATACACAATGTGTGCATTTAATTTATATATTTCATTATGAAATGTAGACAGAAACCTTTATTGATTAAGAGATTCGACGGGTAGGAATATCAGCATTTGCAAGATAAATAGAATTCTCGGTTACAATAATGTATTCTGTTTCTACTTTGTATATTTTAGCAATAGGACTGGTATATTCATCCTCACTCTTTACCAACAATTTTTCTCCATTTTCACGAACACCAATCAATGCTGTCTTATCGCAAGAAGCTGTCCAATAATCATACATGACAGGTTTATCTTCTACAATAGCAATTTTAGAACTATGCATCAAAGTTGTATTTGATGGTAAATTATAATTAGTTTCAGCGGAAGTTTCAGAAGACATTTATAAATAGAACTATTATAAATTCTTTAAATACTTATAGTGAAAGAACATATAAATAAATCTGTAGTATCTATATATAATGAGTACTAATAATATACTTTACAATCCTGATAATTATTGTAAAGAATTTACAACTTTTGAAACAAAACCCTATTTGGATAAATATATTTCTCTCATAAACCAGTACTTATTACATATTAATGAAAATATTTTTGTTCATGACAAATCGTATCAAATATTTATTATTAAACGAGGCATAGATACCATATCACACATATTTACAACGCTGCTCATGTACACTAAGAACTTAGAGTTAACATATCATCATGTAGAAAAATCATTCTGTTACTATGTTGAATTTATTAGTCAAATCAGTGATGAAAATCATAGTTTCTTAAAGTTAAATTCTAAAGATGCCTCGTTGTTTATTTACAAGAAAACGGTATTTGATATCAATCAAGAATACAGGAAAAACTTTGAAACAACCATACATGAAGATGAATTTTTGCAAAATCTACAAACAAACATTAAATATTATAACGAATATATCATGTACTTTTTATCCAACAATGAATGTTATCAAGATGGAGAAAATGACAAAACAACAATAAATACAGCTGTTTTATATATTATTAAATATGGAATAATGATCACAACATACATATACGAAACAGCAAATAATGATAGTAAGAAAATAAATGACTATTTCCATATTATATCTGTAATATCATTCTATTTGAGTAAATTAAAAGTGCATAATAGCAAAATATTCTCTGTTTGTCAAACCATGATTAAAAAATTTTCTGTATCAGATGCAACAACTGACACTATTTATAAAAACTTGATGACTGATAATTTCGAAAAGATGACCGATTTTACACCCATCAAGATTGTTAATTGGTTGATATCTGTATAAGACTGTTACAATATGAATATGAATATGAATATGAATATGAATATGATTATCATTATGAATGCAAATTTATATAATATCAAATATTAAATGCTGTCTCTTGACCTTTTTAACCACCTGTTTCTTTTCCTGTTTGACCCTATTTCCCTCATTGATAGAACTATACTCTGTTTTTAAAATATTAACTAAGTAGTCATATATTACATGCAATAGCGTTTCATCACAATGCCCTACAATGAGTATACTTCCTGTTCTGAAAATCATAAAGGATACTCCAATGCATTTTCCGTTTCCATCTCCACACCCGTTACCAGCACATTTTTCTGTGCATCGACATATTCCATCTTGAACTGCATTCATTTTATTATAGTAAAACTTGGTTTGAATTCCTGGATACGAACATGGGTCAAACATACTAATCATGTTGTATTTTACTTTCAACAAATTGTGCAGTTTATTACGATTAATATAGAATCCACAATTGAAATCCGAATTTATCAAAACAGTTTCAATATTCTCTTTATTGTATGAAATTGTTTCACATGTAAATGGTCTGAGAATATCCAACAAAATATCAAGTGTTATATACAACATTTCATTGGTCTGTATACCAGGGATTTCCAACTTTCCCGTGTTGAATACTTTGACATGCACCTCTTTGTATACATCTTCGTGTAGAATTCGTAGAATTAGTGCAAAACAATTATAGAATGCCCCTTTCGACTTCTTTCTATAACTAATCAACTCCTTCTTTGATGTCCCTATATTTATTTTTTGCACATGTTTAAATGGAACTTTTAATTTTTTATTATTAATGAACGATATCTGCTCTTGTTGATATATATCTTCATGTGATATTAGCTCATTAACAGTGTCGATTTCTTCTTGATTAAATGATGTTATTTTTATTTGTTTTTTAATAATACCGTTTTTTGTTTCATGATATTTAATGATTGGTATTTTCCAAAATATGGTATTCAAATCTATTTCTTGATTTAAATATGTGATCATGGTTTTTGTTGAAATATGTATGGGGGTTGCTTTAGGAATATTTAGCTCATCTTGAACCACATCTTTCACTTCTGTAGACAAAATAGTATTGTTTGTCAAAAATTTCTCCCATTCATTGTCAATTAAATCTTCAGCGGATATATCTAATGATTCCATATGTTCTTTAAGTTAGTTAAAATGATATTTAATGTTTTAAATCAATTTTATTTTATATAAACAGTATATAATAGCATAATATGGACAGTGTCGTTCAGAAATCTAGTGAAAAAATTTCGAAATGCACCCAAGAATCCTCCACTGATCGTGAAAGATCTCTAAAAATCAACAATTTCAACCCAATGAAAGGTTCCCCTAATTTATTTATGACAAAATTAGAATTCAGACTTCGCCACTATCATGTGGAAGAGGCATTAGTAAACGACCCTTTGACATTATAAAATATATATTTTATAAAACTGTCAGTGTTATATACTGTATTATGCAAACAATACGCTATTTTTTCAATTAATGTTGTATGTGATTCATACTTTATTAATTCATTTGTAAATATATAATCAATTAGTTTTTTAATTATTTCACGGCGGTCAATATTGAATTTTTTTGAATAATTATATATGTTTTTTTCGAAACATTTAGCAGTATCATTATTTTTAATACATTGTAATAATTTTGCAAACTCTTTATGCGTTAAAAAATTTTGCTTTTCAATAATGTCTATCTTATTACATTGCAAATAATTTATCATGCTTCTAATATCGGAATGAAACATCCGTTGTATATTGTGTAGGTGTTCTTCTGAAATAGAAATTTCTTCATTCATGCAAATATTGTCTAAGAACTCAATGATTTTATCACTTGGAAGTTTATTAAACTGGAGCTTAAGCAGTTTATCTTGGACTGATTTATCAATCTTGCTTATATAGTTGCATATAAGAATGAAGCGAATATTTTTACCGTACATAGATAGTATATATTTCAGTGCTTGTTGCGCATTTTTTGTCATGTAATCTACCTCATCCAATATGACGAATTTGAGATTGTCGGAAAAAAGTCCTGTGCTTGAAACAAATTGCAAAATGTTATTTCTTATGGTTTCAATGCCGCGCTCATCTGAAGCGTTTAAATGCATTATAATATCGTTGTTTTTGATGTTATTCTGCTTCTTATATTGATTAATTAAGTTTATGATGGTTGTCGTTTTTCCTGTTCCTGGTGGTCCATAGAATAATAGGTTAGGGATGTTGTTTGATTTAATAATGTTGTCGAGTATTACCTTATTATACTTATTTAATACTATTTGCTCGAATGTTGTTGGACGATATTTTTCGACCCAGGGAATCATTATTTATATTATAAGTTAAAATTGACTTTAAATAGTAATAGTAATATTACATAAACAATACACCATGAGCACAATAAACGAAAAAGAAGGTTATCTTGAATTAATTATTGGTCCAATGTTTTCTGGAAAGACCACATATATATTGTCTCTATACAAGCAATATCAGCTATCTAATATGAGAACTTGTGTTATTAATTATGCTGATGATAAACGATATGATGATACAATGCTTTCAACTCATGATAAGGTTATGATTAAATGTTCCAATACATTAAGTTTAAAGGGGTTTTTGACAGACGATATTATACGGGATTATGATGTATTCCTGATTAATGAAGGACAGTTCTTTGAAGATGTATACGAGAGTGTGGTTGAATTGGTTGATACACATAGGAAAATGGTTCATGTGTGTGGGTTGGATGGTGATTTTAACAGGAACACTTTTGGAACATTGTTGAAGTTGATTCCGTTGTGTGATAAGATTACCAAAAAGAAGGCGATTTGTGCGAATTGTGCGAATGGTACAAAGGCACTATTCAGTCATAGGCTTACAAACGAGCAGTCTGTTAAGGTCATTGGAAGTTCAAACTATATTCCATTGTGTCGGTCTTGCTATTTGCATGAAAAAAGTATTAGTGTTGAAAAGTCAAAAGAACTGAATGTATTTGAAGGTTGTTAAATGGTGATACATTTTGAATAGTATTGTATTAAAAATGTATTTTTTATTTGCGTTTGCGGATGGAGCGTTTCTGTTTTCGGTTGTTGCGTTTTTTATTGTTGCGATGAGTATAGTTTCGTTTATTGGATTGTTTTGCTCTATGTTTTCGTGTATGTTTTGGTTTCTTGTGTAATTTGCGTTTGATAGTCTTGTTGCGGGATTTTCGTGAACCACCTATTCCAAACAATGATCTAATAAGAGTATTTCCAGTACCTGATGCTGCACTACCATCGCCTTTACTACTATCTGCTCTTATACCACGACTTTTAATTCTAGGGTCTGCTTTACCATCACCTTGAATAGGTACTGCTTTACCATCACCTTGACCGGGAGCAACCATTGTTTCATCTTCGCTGTCTCCCTCACCAGTATCTGATGAACTTTGCGATAAATTTCCAATTGAATTCCCATCTGTTTGACTGCCAATTTGTGAACCTAAGCTAAATGGATTTTCTAGTGATTGGGTTGCAATAGGAGTAAATTCGCCTGAAGACGACCTTGACCGTTCACTTTGTGGAGAACCTGCTCCACTGCCTGAGTCTGCAGCAACACCGGCAATACTTGCATCATCACCTGCTCCACTTGATTCATCCTCCTCTTCTGATTCATTATATGTAACTTCATTTAACATGGTTTTAATCTCTTCAAAAGAACTAGTCATTAATAAATCTATTTCTTCTTCTGGCATGATAACATTTTCACTTATATCAAACTCATCTTGAAAATCTATAATAGTTTTATAATAATCCATTCTGAATAAATTTTCAGTAGCATCTAATGGAAATTCTGGTTTAGATGGAAAAAGTAGAGACCCTTTTGATATATTAAAAATCATTATATCTATCATTTTGTTTAACACATCATTAAGTTGTATAGTTACACTACTATCTTCGTTTTCAAACTCTAAATAGTTTGAGACAATGGTCAATGACGCCAATATATCCTCAAATACTAAGAATAAATCTTCTAAGGTTTTTATGTAATATGTTGTTGTTTCTTCTTCATCGACCTCTTCTTTCCTTTCCTCAGCACCAGCGGGAGTTTCAGAAGGAACAATATAAGAATAATCATCGATTGCTTTTAATGCAGTCACTGTGATATTTTTGAAATATTCTTGTAAAATAGTGTCAATTGTTTCTTCTGGGCGGCCTCTTTTATATGACTCTTCTTCACCTATTGTATCTATCCTTTCTTCTTCTCCTCTTGTATCCCTCTTTCTTTTAATACCTCTATTGCCTCCAGATAAACCACTTTCATCTATAAATTTGTTTGACATTGCAATCTGTTCAAAAAATGTAACAACAGGATTTATAAATACAGATTTTGTTGTATATATTTTATCAAGAATACCAATATCTTCTAAATTATTCATACTAAGTAATTTATATTGGGTTGATGTTAGTATTTGTTTGATTAGTTGTTCTCTACTTGTGTCAGTAATATTAATACTGGATGGTTGTAAATATCCATACAATTCTTGGACCCATTCGAATTGGTGTTCGATTGTATATTCTATATTATCGGAAATGCGTCCTTGTAAATAGGTATCAATTATATTTAATCGGTCACCTTCTCCTATTTTGCTTAATTCTATAATTTTATAGATGTCATTTTTGAGTAATTGGTTTACTTTATTTGTATATCTATTTACAACATCTATAGTTATTCCTGTTGGTTCTGATAAATCTTCTTCCAATTTTTCAACAGAAAGAACTAACATTATTAATTCCACTAAAAATAGAGATGTTAATGCAGTTTTTCTATATAACTCCTTAACATCATCTACACTCATGTCTGTATCATCAGGACCTCTGAATTTCTTTGAACTTCGAGAACGACCCTGTGTGATTTCACCGCCATGAATATAGTTATATGCTGTTTTATATACTGTATCTATTGTTTGTATCAACTCAGTTTCATTTAATTTTGTCTTAAATTGTTTTAATGTTTCTACTTTATCAGTAAATGTTTTAATTACAAACACTTCGTTTGCTGCGGGGTGACCTTTATTATAGAATGTGAATTCGCCAGAACCTTCTTTGCTCGATGAATTTCCATAAATGTAAGGCACATTTGCATAATTTGCTATATTTTTTAAGAATGTATCACATGTCACTAATATGGTATTTGAACCTTCGATGCCACTGTTTCTATATGCATAGACATCCAATAAGCGTGAAAAGTCACCAAATGTCTTCAATGAATATAAGAATGCTGTAATGAAGTTATTTTTGTCTTTAAGGACTTTATAAGGTTCTACTTTGTTTGGTTTTAAATTATCATAAAGTGTTTCTGCAACATCTCTGTATGGGTTTAAGACTTCCTCTGTACTAGCAATGTCAGCAATCTCTGCTGGAGTATATTTTTGTTTTTTGAATAATCTCTTCAAAGAGTTCCAGCAACCTTTTTTGCCACTGACATATTGCACAATATTGTTTAATCCAGGCATCTTACTTGTTTGGTCTACAATATCACCTTTATATATATTATTTAATAGGAAATTTACAGTTATTTTTCTGTTATCGTCCCCTTCTGGTGTACTTGTTACTAGGATTTCTAGTGAGCCTTCGACTGAGTCTGATATACTCATAAATGGTACTCTATATACAATTGTCTTATCTTTTACCATTACATTATTAGCACCAGTACTTGTGCTTGAGTCCATTATTCCGGAGACAATTTCGCGTTCTGAACCTGGAACTGTTTCACTTTTTGTGAATTCTTTACATACATCTTTATTCAATCCGCAATCATGAATGAAGCCACTATAAAATGGTACAGGTAGGGTCGTATATTTGGATGATTCATCTTTTATATAGGTTACATCGCCAGCTGGTGAATCGGAGTCGATACCACTGTAGTTTGTGAAGGTAACCACTGTGTTTGGTTTGGGTTCTGTAGCAGCAGGCGTTCGTGACTCCCATAGTATATCTACATTGTTTGGTATGCTGTACGAGCATTCGGAACCATCAATATTCAGTGTATTTTTATTCGTGTCATTCAACTCTATTAATGAGTGAACTTTTGACATTGAATCTTTGTTAATATTGATTTGTTTTCCATCATCACGAGTTACATGTTTCATATCTCCAATGGATGATGCCTGTATAATTTTTTTTATTTTTGACTTCATTCCTCCAAGTTTGAGAAGTGTATTTGTGATAGATGTTGTTTTTCCACGACCATGTAAAAAGTCATGATCCTTATCTAAATATGTGAGTATCTTTCGTATATGTTCATTGCAAACATCTTCATTGTTATAAGTTATATCTATTTTATCGGCTGATGTTTCTATATTTAATAATGGACTATCTTGTGTTTTTTTTGCACCATCCATTGGAACATCAGATTCTTCACCGCTGGCAGCCATGTATATATATAGATATACAAATTATTATAATACCAAACAATGAAAAAAATATATATCAAAAGGATTTAAATTTATGAAAGTTATTTTGTTCATAGATGGATATAAATTCTCCCGATGTAGTAAAAATTAAAAAGAAAAGAGGTCGCAAAAGTAAAAAAGAATTGGCCTTACTTAAAAAACTTGAAAAAGAGAACCAGATTAAACAAGAGGTTAAAGTGCCTAAAAAACGGGGGCGTAAACCTAAGGGTGGTAAAATTATTAAACAAACGAATAAGATTATTTCCTCTAGCACAAATGTAAAAGAAAATGTGATACTTCATCTTAAATGTAAAACGGATGACCTGTTGCAATCCGATAATCTAATAACATCCTTGGCATACCAACCAAACGTGAATAAAGTTCAGCCATACAATACAAATGATAGTGATATGAACCTATTAACTTCAATAGAACCGGAAAATACAAATACAAAAGCTGAAACAGAAATAGATTATAATGACTCAAAGCAAACCATAGAACTAACCGTATCTTCTGATACAAAACAGAAAAAGCAACGAACAACTCGTTCTGCCAATTCCCAAAAAGAGAAGGATATATGGAAGAAGGTGAAAGACCTAAATACGAAGCTTCATAACAATAATATCTCCAATAAGGAATCGTGTTGTTTCTGGTGCTCCTGTAACTTTACAACTCCGCCAATATACATCCCTAAAGCACAAATTAATGAAACCTATGAAGTATATGGTTCATTTTGTATACCAGAGTGTGCAGTAGGATTTTTATTTAAGGAGCATATTGATAACACTACGCGTTGGGAACGCTATGCAATGTTTAATAGCATTTATAGCAGTATTTTCAAATACAAGAAAAACATTAAACCTGCACCTGAACCATACTACATCCTTGACAAGTTTTATGGAACATTAACAATCGATGAATATAGAACATTAATGCGAAAAGATAAGCTACTCATGGTAGTTGATAAGCCATTGACGCGAATTTTACCTGAACTATACGATGATAATAATGAGTTTAATATTAACACAAGTAGTTTACAATCAGGTAGTGGTAAGAATACATATAAGTTGAGTAGAGCAAAAAAGAAAAAGACCAAGCATGATGTTAACTTTTTCAATACATAATAGATTTATGATACCATAGATAATATATTTATGATACCATATAAAAAAATGTAAATAAATATTTTTTAAGTTCTCTTTTTAAGTGTACTTTTAAAGCGCACTTTTCTGTATTGTATGCATTGTATTCCATTGGTTCAATGCTCGCTTGTATAACCAACCCGTAGATGGTTCTATCATATACATAAATAGCATCTCAGATATAAACTTTGCCGCTCTATCCTTTTGTATTTTTGTATACCAACGCTGTATTTTGTTAGCATATATATTTGTCACATCTATAGATGAAATGATGTTTTTCTTACCTATATAGTTAATCTTAATCGATGATGTTTGCCATATTTCGTATGGACAGTATGGGTCTCGTTTATCACTGTCAATAACAAGGAAATTCGTCATTTTACCGGAAGTATTATGTTGATACATTTGTGAGTATAAGCAAAGGTCATATACATATCCATATTTATTTATCAGCTCTTCTTTATAACCAGGAAACATGCGCGGAACTAAATATAGATGTCCATCTTCAAGTGTTTGTGGTTGTAATACCATTATTTATTACTAATACAATTGAGAATCCTTAAATATATTATATAATGTTATATCTATTCAACATTCTTGTTGATGAATATTATATTGTTTAAAACTATTTCAATTTTCTTGTGCGGATTTTCGTTTCTCATATTGCTCGTTAATATTGTCCATAAATGTTCTTAATTCACCATATATTTGTTGGTTTATGCTCGTTTTCTTTTCTGGTTTTGCCGTGATTCCTAAATATTCCTTTAACACAGATGAAACATTGTGGGAGTGTGCTTCCAATTTTTCTTGTGCTTCTTCGCGTGTATATGTGGTCTGTCTGCATATGATGTCTATGTTGATATTTGATTCACTCATTCTTATAATAGTCCTAAATATTTTTTAAAACAATATTAAACGATTCCATCCATTTATAGTAGATACACAACATGGAAGATTTTGACGTTTCACCAATTATGAATGATATTTCTGATGTAATTACACATCATATTAAGAAAATTTTGAGGTCACAAATACCTGATTATGGGTTTTTGAAAGAAAATGTTGAATTTATGAAGCGGAGTCCACTTTTTATGAATATGATTAGTGAATGTGAGAAATTGAAGAAAGAAAATGAATATCTTAGGCAAAAATTAGAAGGAGATAAAAGTGAACATATTCAACTAGAAATTATTGAACACTTGAAAGAAAGTTCGTCTAATAAGAGTGGTGGTCAGTCATCATCATTGAATATTGATTACGATAATGAAATTAATACCGATGAAATGGTTTCTGAGAATAAAGTAGATATTATTGTGACTAAAGAGGAAGATGGTTACGGTACATCTTATGATACAGATGATGAGGATCAGGATAATGTTGTTGATAGTGGTTATTGTACACCAACATTTGACGGGATTTTCTCAAAAGATCCTGAGGATGATGGACTAATTGTAAGTCCTACAGGAAATTTTTATCTTAAAAGTGATGTATCTTATCTTCCTCCAAAAAAAAATAAGTCAGAAGAGGTTTCTGATGATGATGTTGAAGATGATGATGATGAAGTAAGTGTGGAGGAAGAAGAGGAAGAGGTAAGCGAGGAAGAAGAGGAAGAGGAGGATGAGGAAGAAGAGGAAGAGGAAGATAATGAACAAGAGACGGCAAGCGATATTGCAGAGGAAAGCGAAGAAGAAGTAGAGGAAGAACAGGAAGAGGAAAGCGAGGAAGAGGAGGATGAGGAAGATAATGAACAAGAGACGGCAAGCGATATTGCAGAGGAAAGCGAGGAAGAGGAGGA